CGGCTCCGGCGACGGCTCCGGCGACGGCTCCGGCGACGGCGACGGCTCCGGCGACGGCGACGGCTCCGGCTCCGGCTACGGCTCCGGCTCCGGCTACGGCTCCGGCTCCGGCTACGGCTCCGGCTCCGGCTCCGGCTACGGCTCCGGCTCCGGCGACGGCTCCGGCGACGGCGACGGCGACGGCTAAGACGGCGACGGCTAAGACGGATTTCTCCTGAAAGGATTTTCCCATGACAACTGCACTTGCCACGCGCCCCAGTAGCGGTGCGGCACCTCTCTTATCTATCGCGCCCGACTTCGAGCAGCGCACCGCACAGGCTCTTGACGACGTGATCGGCAGGGGCGACATTACCCGAATGACGCCCAGTGACCGGGTGAACTACTACCGCCGCACCTGCGAGAGCCTCGGACTGAACCCTCTGACGAAGCCGTTTGAGTACATCCAGCTTCCAGGGGGACTTAAGTTTTACGCAACGAAATGCTGCACGGATCAGCTTCGCAAAATCAACAAAGTCTCCATCCCTGCCGACAAAATCCGCACGTCCTACAACAAAGAAAGCGGGATGTACGAAGTCTTTGTGACTGCGGTTCTGCCGGACGGACGCGAGGATTCCGATGTCGGTGTCATCAGCATCAAGGGTCTGCAAGGGGATAATCTGGCGAACGCGACCATGAAGGCGCTGACCAAAGCCAAGCGGCGGGTCACGCTCTCGATCTGCGGGCTGGGCTGGCTGGATGAGACGGAAGTGGAAACGATTGCAAACGCGAAAACCGGCGTCGTGGACGTGGAAACGGGGGAAGCGGCTGCCTCGGACGAAGAAAAATCTCAAAACGTCCGTGACGCGATTATCGCCATGATGGACTATGCGAAGCGCGAGGACGCTCCCCTGCTGATCTGCTACAAAAAGACCTACTCACGCTCTTTCGGAAAACTCCCCCTTGCAGAATTACCGTTCTGCGACCTAGAAGCATTGCTTGACGAAATGGTCAAAGCGCAGAAAGAAGCAACCGCCGAAGTAGTCGTCGTGGTTGAGGAGGAAGTCACGGCAAGTGAAGTCTCTGCCGTCGCCGAAGTCGCGCCGGAGGAAGACCCTTTTGACGATGCCTTCATTGGCGGCGACGAGAAGATCGCCGGACAGAACTAGCCTAATCATCCAGACAGCAAAAAGGGCGGCTCCGAAAAGCCGCCCTTATTCTGCCCTCGCCACAAGGACAATCACCCTCTTATGATACCCAGCAAAAATCCGAAAGTCAATTCGCCCAATCCTTCTGACGAAAACGACTGCGACACTCAGCGTTTTCCTGGCTTTCTTCCTGCCGCGCCGCCGCTTCCCGCTCCGTTCATTTTTGCTTCCCCGGCCCCTTTGCCGCTTCACTCTTGCGCTGTTTTGCGTTTTAATGACGACGACCTTCTGTTCGCCCTGTCCGTGTGGCTTCCCACCAGCGCCGGGTTGCGGCTGTCCGTGATGGAGGCAAGCGGATTTATGGAGGCAAGCGGATTTGTTACCGTCAGCATGGCACTGGACGCGGGTGCGGTGCTTCGGCAGGCACAGGAGTGTCAGCAGGAGGATTTGGACCGGCTGATCTGGTCGGCAGATTTGCGCGACGAGCGCTGCCGCCGCGTCCTGGCGCAAGGCTGGGCTTCGCTGGAGTGCGCGGCGCTTTTGCCAGGGAGGCGGCAATCTCCGGCAGCGCCGTCGTTTTTTGGCCGATGCATCCGGGACGTGCGGGAGTTCGGGCTATGGATATTAGTAGCGTCAGTAACGACATGGCTGGGCATCGGCTACATTCTTGCCGTGCTGGGAGGCATTTGATGAAAGCAATCACGCTGACTCAGCCCTGGGCCACTCTCGTTGCGATAGACGCGAAGCGGATTGAAACCCGTAGTTGGCAAAGTTCTTACCGTGGCCCGCTCGCCATTCATGCCGCCAAAGGCTTTCCGCGAGAGTGCCGGGAACTCTGCCTGACGGAGCCGTTTCGGTCTGCTTTGCGGGACGCAGGTTATGACGTGCCGGACAACCGGCCCATGATAATGAACAAAATCCTGCCACTTGGCTGCATTGTGGCGACGTGCGAACTGACCGGGGTTTACTCAACCAACTCACGAATTTTCTCGTTTGCATCAAGCGACATTTCCATCAGCAGCGAAACGGGGATTTCTGTCGGCGCACATGAACTCTTTCGTCTTCCGCCCGCCGAGCCGGAACTTTCGTTCGGAGACTACTCGCCGGGACGCTATGCGTGGGTCTTGGGAAACATCAAGCCGCTGGCTGTTCCGATCCCCGCCAAAGGAAGCCTAAGCCTGTGGGAATGGGAGGAAGGCAATGCCTGAAACCATCTACCTGCGTTGCGGCGAATGCGGCGCGGAAGGAACCATGACCCGCAGGCTTGCCTTCTGCCCGCAGTGCGTTCGGGAGCGGGAAGTCCCTCCCGGCGCCCACGAGGGTTGCGGCTGCGGCGTGTCCCTGTGCATGGACTGCCTGAATGATATGGGAGCAGGGCATGACTGGCGGATTGCCGGAAAGAGCAACTGATGCGAATTCTTGCGCTTGACATGAGCCTCAACACCTGCGGCGTGTGCCGACTTGCGGGCGTAGTCGCCGGAAAGCCCGTGTGGGACGTGGAAACAATCACTGTGCCGCCTCTGCGGGTTCCCGGAGCGAGAGCGGGAACGGAGAGAAACGCGCCGCGCATCGGGGCAGCGCGACTGGCCTGGTGGCGAGGATGGCTCCGCGCTCAAATTGGTGACAACTTTGACCCAATCCTCATTTGCGCTGAGGCTCCGGCCTTGCGCGGCACGGGGGCGACTAGCGACATCGGCGAAATGCAAGGCGTTCTAAAACTTGCCTGCTGGGACGGCGCAGGCGCGGAACTGGCGCTTGTCGGCATTCAGCAGATCAAGAAGTTTGCGACGGGCCTCGGCAACGCGGACAAGCAGCGCATGATTGACACGGCGACGGAAGCGCTCGGCGGAGAAGCTGCCTTAGATGAGCATCAAGCGGACGCCTACTGGCTGGCGCAGATTGCTTGGCTTTCATGGGGCGACGGGGAAACGGACGTACCGTGCGAAACGCCCCTAGCGGTGTACCGGGCACAGCTTGCGGAAAAGCTAAGGAGCGAGAAATGCTGACAGAAAACGAAATGCTGACTTGGACCGAGATGGTCTTGGCCTGTTTCGGAGCGGTGCTTGGGGCATGGCTTGGCGGGGAGCGGCTGGTTTCCGAACTTTGGGAGGACTGCGGCTTATGCTAGCGCCAATGCTTGTTCTTGCCTCTGCGACGTGGTACGCAGGTGGGAGCAAATGTGCCAACGGGCGAACGCCTGCCGAAAACCGGGCGCGGTACGGCCTGTGCGCGGCTTGTAATCAAGGTCGGCTCGGAGACAAAGTGCTGGCAAGCCGGGGCGGGCGGCGCGTTCTCGTCACGATCACCGACAGGATTGGCGCACACTCTGACCTTGACCTGCGGCCCGAAGCCGCCAAAGTGCTTCTTGGACCGCGTTACAAATTCGTTGGGCGGGTCAATGGAGTGCATTTGTGGGTGATTGAAAGGCGGCGGAAGTGAAACATCCTGATCAAGTCAAACTGGTCATCGTTCCCTGCACTTTAGATGAAGCGCAGGCATTTGTGAAGCAGCATCACTGTCATCACTTGCCGTCTTTCGGCCACAAGTTCAGCCTCGCGGTTGCGGATGAGGGGGGGGGGGGGGGGGGGGGGAAAGTGCGCGGCGTGGTCATGGTTGGCAGGCCCGTTGCGCGGGGGCTTGACGACGGGCTATGCCTGGAAGTCACGCGGCTTGCGACTGACGGATGCCCAAACGCCTGCTCCGCACTCTACGCGGCCTCGTGGCGGGCCTGCCGCGCTCTCGGCTACCGCCGCCTTATCACCTACATTTTGGACATAGAGCCGGGGACAAGCCTTGCGGCGGCAGGCTGGAAGTGTGTGGGGGAAGTGCGCGGCAGATCGTGGTCATGCGTATCTCGCCCGCGAGTAGACAAGTCACCGCTGCAAGGGAAGTTGCGCTTTGAGGTTTGTTTAGGAGAAGATGTTGCGCTTTAAGACTATAATTTCTGACCCGCCGTGGACGTTTCAGACGCGCACGATGAAAGGGCGCGGAAAGTCGCCTGACCAGCATTATCCGGTGATGACAAAAGCCGACATCTGCGCGTTGCCGGTCGCCGGCGTCGCCATGAAAGACGCCATACTCATCATGTGGACAACTTGGCCGCACCTTGCTGATGGCACGGCGCAAGAGGTCATCCGGGCGTGGGATTTCGTGCCGGTGACGGGCGGTTCGTGGATTAAGATGTACCGCGCCGCCGTGCCGAGACTTGGAACGGGTTATCATCAGCGGTCCTGTTCGGAGCCGTACATCATCGCAAAGCGCGGCAAGGGTGCGTGTCCCGCTCCTGGTAAACAGTTTTTGGACGTGATGTTCCACCCCACCGGGCCGCACAGCGCAAAGCCCGATGAGCAGTACGAACGGGCGGAACTCTATCCGCCTCCATATTTGGAGATGTTCGCACGGCCTGACGGACTACTCTTTCCGCCAAGAGAGAACTGGACTCGCATTGGAAACGAGATGGACGGGCTTGACATCAAGGACGCACTGCGGATTTTGGCGGAACAAGGAAAGTGACCTTGAATTCTTCTCTCATTACTTTAGAATTACTGGCGGAAGCGCGGCGATTGGTAGCGGCGGGAATCAGCGTAGTTCCCGTGAAAACCGACGGCACGAAAATGGTAGACACGAATGGGCCGTGGCGACAGTTCCAAGAACGGCTGCCGCATGACGGCGAGCTGCGCCTTTGGTTCGACAAGACTTTACGAGGGATCGCTGTCGTCAATGGCGGCGTCAGCGGCAACCTGGAAACGCTGGACTTTGATGAGCCGGGGTTATACGAGCAGTGGGGCAGATTGATGGAAGACGAAGGGTACGGCGGCATCTTGCTTGCTGGCCGTCTTCCGGTGGTACAAACGCCGTCGGGCGGCGTCAAGGTTTTCTGGCGCTCCTCTGTTGCTGCCCCGCGCACAGTGTACCTCGCATGGCTTCCCAGGAAAGATGACCCTAAGAAGAAAACGATACGCATTGAAACGCAGGGGGAGGGGAAGTCGTCTCTCGTCGCCCCATCCCCTGCTGCGTGTCATCCTGCTGGCGTTCCCTATGTTTACCTGCAAGGACACCTCGCGGACGTTCCGACGATCACGGCGGAGGACCGAGATGCGATCTTGTCTCTGGCCCGCACGTTCAACCTGTGGACACCGCCGCCCGCGCCTGGTCCCGCGCCGCGCCCAAGCGTCGCCCCGGCTTTAGGTGAACTGCGTCCTGGTGACGACTTCAATGCTCGCGGCGAGTGGGAGCCGCTCCTGCGCGGTTTTGGACTAGAGAGGCGGTACGGGAGGGGAAACGCCTCTTTCTACGGGTGGGCGGACAAGCCGAGATCAACCGCCGTCTCCGTCAATGTTGGCGGCACGAATCACCTCTACGTCCACAGCACGAATGCTTCGCCATTAGAACCAGGGGAGTCATACACCCTGTTCGGCGCATATGCTTTCATCCAGCACGGCGGCGACTTCCGGGCGGCGACAAAGGCGTTGGCGGCAGGCGGCTACGGAACGCCCAGTACGCCGAATGCGGGCGCAAGAGTTTCGCGCAAACGAGAGCCTAAGCCATCCGAGGAGCCTTCTCCAATGGACGAAGATGGACCAGCGGGCAAAGATGGACCAGCGGGCAAAGATAAGGAGGAAGAAGGTGCAGGCGACTTTCTGTCGGGAACGACTGTGCCGGGAACGACTATGCCAAGCGGCGAGGCGTTCAACTTTACCGATCTCGGCAATGCAAAGCGGCTGGCCCATTTGTTCAAGACGGACATTCGCTACTGCCATGCGTGGCAGCAGTGGCTTCTGTGGAACGGGCGCTACTGGCACCCGGACGCAAGCGGCGGCATTTACCGGCTTGTTCACCGCGTCATCGCCTCTATCCGCGAAGATGCTGACCGGGAGCCATTAGAGGAGCGGCGGGTCATGCTGAGGCAGTGGGCGGTCAAGTGCGAGAGCCTATCCCGCATGGAGGCGATGGTAAAAACGGCCCAATCGCTGCCAGGGTTGCCGATAGATGTGCCGCAACTTGACCAGGAGGCCATGAAACTGACGGTGCAGAACGGCACGGTTGATCTTCGGACGGGGACACTCCTGACGCATTCTAGGGAAGACTTCTCGACCAAGCTTTGCTCGGTGCGCTATGACCAGAACGCCGCCGCGCCGGTCTGGGACAAGTTTCTGCGCCGCGTTCTGGCAGGCGACAAAGAACGGGTTGACTTTATGCAGCGAGCTGTCGGCTACGCGCTCACGGGAGACAGCCGCCGCCGCGTTCTCGTGATTCTTTATGGCAACAAAGGGCGGAACGGAAAATCAACCTTTCTCGGAACGATTACGAAGATGATGGGGGATTACGGCATGACGACGCCGAGCGATACGCTGATGGTGAAGCGCGGGGAGAATGTGCCGACGAACGACATTGCCCGCCTGCGCTCGGCCCGGTTCGTGGCTGCCAGCGAGTCGGACGAAGGGAACCGGCTTTCCGAAGGGCTTGTCAAAAAAATGACGGGAAACGACATGATGACGGCCCGGTTTCTGCATCAAGAGTTTTTTGATTTCAAGCCGGAATTCAAACTGTTCTTCGGAACGCAGCATAGGCCGATCATTCGCGGCACGGACGAAGGGATGTGGGATAGGCTCCGCATGGTTCCGTTCGATGAGCGCATCCCGGACGAGGAGATTGACGGCGAACTGGAAAAGAAGCTGCTGCTGGAACTTCCCGGCATCCTCGCCTGGGCCATGCGCGGATGCCTTGCATGGCAGGAGAGCGGGCTTGGGATGCCTGGCGCAGTTGCCGACGCAATCGCGGATTACCGGCGAGAGATGGACACCGTGGGGCAGTTCTTGGAAGACCGCTGCGTTATCAGCAAAGAGCTTAAATCTCCGGCGTCCGTGATTTACAATGCCTATAAAGTGTGGTGCCTAGACAACGGGGAGAAGCACGTTGACACCCAGACAGCTTTTGGCCTCAAACTCTCGAGGCGCGACATCCTTCCTGAGAAGCTGGGCGGCATTGGCTACCGAATCGGGATCGGGCTGCTGGCACAAGGGTATGTTCCGCCATAACAGGGCTTTCACAGCAGGATTTTTGACAAATTTCTTTTACTAGGACGGTAGGACAGTCAGGAGATGAAAACGGTATTTTTTGCGCGTGTGCGCACACGTGAAATATATGTATATACTGTCCTATCTATCCTACTGTCCTAGTAAAAGAAATAATAAGAGTATATAAGCCAAAAATCAGAAGAAAATTGCCAAGACGGTTTAGGACAGTCAGGACTGTTTCTCTGTTTTTGACAGGTTTTTCAGCAGAAAGTCAGTTTTAGATCAGAATTTGCACCGATAGAAAGAAGAACCTCACCATGACACCAGCGCTCTCCCAAGCAAGGCCCGCCGTTCTGCCGAAAACGACTGCATCAGAACGCCTAGAGCACCGCGACAAGAACGGCATCCGCATTGTGACCGAGGACGCCTTTGTCGAACCAGAAACCTTAACCCCCGGACATGACTGGAACCGTCTCAGGGCCGCCCAAATGCCCCCAGAAACGGCTTCCAGCCCCTCGGAGCCAGTGCTGGACGCCTCCAGCCTCTCCGGGGCGTCTCTCAGGCGATTTTCGGGGCTTGTCGCCGCCGCGAAAGCCGGGAAGCTGCCGCCCTTGCCGGACGGGGGTCTGCCGCTCTCGCAGGGATATTCCACGGACGACCCGGCGGGAATGGTTCGGACGGCGTGGGAGCGGATGGACGGACTGTTCCATGCCCGGCAGAACCTATGGGCCGAGAAGCGCGTCCTCGCTGGCATGACCGGCGGCAGGGCGCGGCGGGAGGGAGGGGAGGTTCAGCGACGATTGGAGCGGCTGACGTGGGACATGGTGAAACTGACGGCGCATCTGGACGCGGTGCTGGCCTGGTGGAATGAAGGGGTAGCAGTATGAATCCAACAGCGACAGTATTATTTGCGGGTGGCGGCGGAGTCCTGCTAGTGATCCAAAGGCGTGGCTAGGGACGGGCCGCGTGGTCGCCATGACTCCCCGCGCTCTTGCAAGGTTCCAGTCTTTCCTCGACACATTTATCTTGCCACCGAAACGGACTCTGGCGAGTAAGGTGATCGGGAATGCTGTACCGCCAAAACTCGCAGAGGCTATTGGGCGGACACTCCCAGGCGTTGCCCCAGAGCAATCTTGATTTCGTGCCTTCTGCTGAGTAGCACTCTGCCAAAACTACACGCGGGGTGGTAGAATAGCAGAGTGTCTACGCCTGCTTCACATCAGCCGCAAAGTGCCCCAGAGCCGCGCAAGCCTTTGCGCCCGCCGCCGCGCTACGTCAACAAGGCCCGGTGCGTTCAGGTTTGGCATGATTACCTCGTAGCAAGCTGCAGCGGCGAGTACCCGATGCTCAAAACCCTGTCGGCGTCGTGCGGCGTTCCGAAGTCCACCGTGCATGATTACTGCCGCCTGCTGGGGCTGCCGCTCGCGCAGTCCCGCTCCCGGCGCGGCCTGCCACTTTTCCGGGAAACGGAAAAGAAGAAGAAGGAGGACTAACAGGAAGGCAGTAAAGCATGGTAGAGTTAAGTTACTATGCAAACAAATTCGCCCGCGCAGACGGAAATCAGCCAGGTCAGAGAGCGGGTCTTGGCAGCAGTTCTTCACAACCAAAGCCAGATCAGCGTTCTTCACGCCGAGAATATGCGCCTCATGCTGTCTGTGCCGGGGCTTTTGTCGGCGGACCACCTCTCGCATGAGGAAAAGATGTCGTTTGCCGAGTTCAATTTCCGGGCCGACGAAATGCCACTGGACGTGCTGGCCCCGGCGATGGTGCGCCTGCGGCACAAAGGGGACGGGATGCCCGCGTACCTGACGCTCCCGGAAGCGCAGATGGTGTTCGGCTATCGCTTCATCTCAAACGCCCAGTTCGGCGAGCTGCTGGTGAAGATCCACGAGAAAAAGCGCGTCTCGATTTGCGCGACGATCCAGGGCCGTTAAGCCCAAAGTTTCTCTCTTTTAGACTTCTCTTTTGCGGGGCGGCGACTTGACGGAGAGTGCTTCAAAAGCATTTGACCTGACAGAGTTGCTCCGCGATAAAATACATCGCCGAGAGTGCGATAAAATACTCTCGCAAACAAAATAGTCCGCAGACCAACCCCCGCGAGTGCTGATCTCAATCCGAGACTTCCCAGCACGACAAAAGGGCGGCTGCCTATCCCAAATAGGAGCCGCCAAAATGTCCACGCAAACAACCCAGACAAGAACTTCCCGAACCGTCGCCGACGCCCGCGCCGACCGCGCCCGCCGCGCCGCCCAGAAGCCCGCAGGGGGCCGCGCCGTCACCGACCGGGACGCAGATGCCCTCCTGCCCTCCTACGACCCCGCAGACGCTTATCCGGCGCTGTCGTCCCGAAACCTAGACCGGCGGGAAGCCCGCGATGCGTACCGGGCTGCGAATGAAGAATTCGGAACCTTTGGAAGTCGGGGTATTCCGTTTGTTCAGTCCGCCAATCCGTCCGATGCCAACTTCAACCGCCTGGCCCCGGCGTCCCACCTGTCTCGCGCCGCCGCTTCGGACATGACCGCCCGCGAGATCGACCGAATCCTTTCGGCGCTGCATCTGGAAGAGGGCGTGCGGGAGATTGTGGACCTTCGGCTGTCCGGGCTGTCTTTGCAGGAAGTGGCGGACAGGTTCGGCACGAACAAGCAGACTATCGCCCGGCGGCTGGACGGCGTTGGAAAGAAGCTGGCGCTGTTCCTGAATGAAGACCAGTCGTGCGGACTGGACGCGGTGTTTCAGTCCATGACGCTGCGCTCCATCCACCACGGACTGACGACGGGCCGGGCGGCGGCGGAGGCGAGCGTGTGCGACTGCGCTTCGCATCAATTTCGCGTTCAGCGCGTGAAGGGGAAAGAGGGGGAGTTTAGCTGGCACTGCACCAACTGCCGAGCGAAGTACGATAAGTCCAGCTTTGAAGCGCTGCGGCAGGGGCAGGGGAGTGTGCTTTGGGGGTCTTAGGAGTGCTTAGGAGTATTGAACACCCTCACAACGTTTCGTTTGTCGTGAGGGTGCTCAGTAGAGCGCTTACTTTAGAGTCTGAGTTCTGGTAGCGCTTACTTTAGAGTCTGAGTTCTGGTGATGTGCGGCCCTAAGAAAATCATCCACGGGCCAATAATTAATGTCAGCATGAGGCCGCTTTTGTACCCAATAAGAATACCAATACCGCCTGCGTGTTCCCAAACTCGTGTTGCGCTAATCCATCTGTTTTTAGGTTCCATGTTCTTTCCTTTGGTGCTGTGATTAGAACTCAAACTTTGCCTGTGCTTCGGCTTGCCGCTCCTTGCGCCGTTGGATATAAGGCGGGACCACATCGGCAGGTGATTTGCCTGGATTAATTGCCTGTACGGGCCTTCCAAGCGATTCTGTAAGTTGCTCCGGCTCTAGGCCCATCTTGGCTCTCATGGTGGCGCGGATCGCGTCTAAGGCTTCCAGGGGCGTCGGCTGCTGCCCGGCGGCAACAATCACGCGAGGCGTTTGACTGCTTGTGTCCCGGTAGCTGTCCATATACCAGTGCGTTGTATTAGCATTTTCGCCTTCGGTGTCAAAATAGGCGTCAATGTGCAGGCTGATTTTCATTGCGGTTTCCTTTGGTGGCGAGTGGCCCGGACTTTCACCGGGCCTTGTTTTGTTAGAGTCGTTCCCGGTACGTTACAGCGCAAACAAGCTGCCTTGCTGAATGACAGGCTGAGGAATGTGAAGCGCGGCGGCTTTCTTCTTCGGCTGGACGGTCTCAAACGTGAACAGCGTGTCCTGCTTCGGCTGTGGTTTGGTTTCTGCTGGTTTGAGCGTGTCCGGCAGGGCATCGGCGCTGATCTCGCTTCCAATAGGCAGGAGAGTATACTGCCGTTCGCTCCAAAGCCTTGTGCAGTCGGCCTCGTCAATTGTGTCGGCTTCGGGAAGTCCCCGCGCTATCATTTCTTTTAAGATCGCTTGCAGATTGACGGCCTCGGTTTCCTTTTCCGTGAGCTGCCCGTCCAGCGTCAACTCTGCGCCTTTCATTTTTCTTTGGAGCAGGTCCCATTTCCTTTCGTCCATGCTGCCCTCGGCCATAACGACGTACACCGTGACGGGGCGAGTGGAAGACAGGCGGTGAACGCGGGCTAGGAACTGGTCCATCGTGCCAAAGTCCCACGGCAGGCCGTCCAGTACCACAATGTTGGCGAAGTCTAAGTTGTGGCCCATGTTCACCGACTGCACCGACGCGCACAGTACCCGCGTGTCACCGTCCCGGAATTTGCTGATGACGCTTGCCCGCGCCGCCGGGCTTTTGGTGGTCATCGTTCCGTCCCGCGCTTCGTCTAAAATATGCGCGGCGGGAATGCCCCGCGCCGTGAGTGCGTCCGCAACAAACTTGCCCTTCATTTTGACAAACGAGCCGTACAGCACTTTCTCGCCCCGCGCCGCGTGGAATGCAAGAATTTCCAGCACTTTGAGGCTTTTCGGCGTCATGTCGGACAGGCCAGGAACACGGAAGTAGTCTCGGTCGGGGTCGGCGCTCGGCAGGGTTGTTGTGAACTCCAGCTTGTGACCCATCCCAAGCATAAAGCTGTTCATGGCGGCGTAGCTATAATCAGCCTGCGGGTTTTTGTCGCAGTAGAAGTCTGGAAAGTCATACAGCCAACGCCCGTACTGCTTCCTCTGGGCCGTTCCCATCGGCACGGTGACAGGAACGAACTTGCGGGAAACAAGCGGCTCGCCCATGTCTTCCTTGCGGCGGCGAACAACGGCAGAAGACAAAAGCCGCCACAGCACGGAAAGATTGGTGACTTCCGGTAGCACCTTTTCGCGGCTTTTCTTGCCTGCCAGATACTCCACGACGCAGAAGTCTTTCTTGAATTGCTCGTAGCCTTCGCCGTAGGGAAACGGGAACCGGGGAGAGTTGTAGCCGCACGACCATCCGAGTAGATGAAACACGTCCAGTACGATGTTCTTCACAGGCGTTCCCGTCATCACGATTTTGCGCCGCGCCCGAAGTCCGCGCACGGCGTAGCTTTGGAGGCTGTCGCCTTTAATTTTTGTCGCTTCGTCAATGAAGATGCACCCCTGAATAAACGCGGTGGTTATCTCGTGCGCCATGTTTTTGAGCGTGAGCGCTTTTAATGTCATTCCGCATTCCCGGCAGCTCACGCCGTCCCAAGCCTTCTTTCCGGTGATGGTTTTGTCTTCCGAAGTTGTCAGGCTGTTTTTGGCAAACGTCGCCGCGTGGTACTCTTTGGCGAGCGCGTCCCGGTCTTGGGGCAAGCAAAAGCCCTGCTTGCTGAGCCGCTTTATAATTTGGTTCCCGGCTTTCGTGTAGCCTGCGCCGAGACCGCCGCCCTGCTGCCAGCACTGCGGGCAAAGCTGCTGCGAGTCTTGGGATACCCGAACGCTTTTTGTTTCGGTCTCGTGCCAGCGGAAACCGTCCCCGTCATCTCGGTATCCTGCTGGGATGACTTTGGGCTTTAAGACGGTGCGAACGGGTACGGGGGGAAGCGTTACCGAGCCGCGCTGGGCGCGGACGCTCTGCCGCTCGCCTTCTTGCACAACTTCCGCCTTGCCGCTTGTGCCGGTGAGTGACAGGGCTTCATAGTTTGTGATGTACCACTTTGGCGCGGCCTCGTGCCACGGGTCGAGCCGGACGGCTTCCCGTTCGGCTTTGATTGCTTCTGCCACTGCCCGCGCTTCGGTGCGGGTGCGAATGCGGATGAGTCTTCGCCCAAAGAACTTCGTCGCTTCGCCCTGCCACTGCCCGATAAGGTCTTGCGGAACAACAAACAGCGCGTTCCCGTCGGTCTCGCCCCGCCGGTGCGCGGCTTCAGCGAACGTCATGGCCTGCAATGTCTTTCCGCCGCCCTGCTCGGTGTTGAGCGGGCCGCCCTGCTTCATTAAAAGCCGGGAAACATCATCGCGCTGGAATGGTTTCAGCGAATAAGGCCGTCCTTCGTTTTGCGGCGACAAGTCTTTCTCGCCTTGCGGCCCTAAGATGTCCCGCTCAATCTGCCGTAAAGTTTCCCGGCGCTGCTCCATCTCCGCCGGGAACCGGGTTGCCAAATCGCCGGGGTCGGGAACGGCAAAGTGCGCGAGTAGGTAGTCAATGTCTTCTTTGGTCTCGGAAAGCGTGTGCGGACGCCTGCCGGGGCCAGGGTCTAAAATGATGTCCAACACTTTTGCTTTCCTGATCCATGTCAGCTCTTTGAGTTCCTTCCCGCCCGCCTCCGTCGTGACTTCTTTCGTTTCCCGGCGCTCGGACTGGGCGATTCGGCTTGAAGTTTTGACGCCGTAGAACTGCCCGGCGACAAACCCCTTCTTGTCATCACTTGCCGTGCATTCAATCTGCCCGGCATCTGCCAAGTATCCAAGCCGCTGCTGGGGCCGGACGGGATACACCGGGCAAGCCAGGCTAGTGGCCTCGTCAATGACAGCCTGAACGCTTACCGCAAGCCCTTTGTCCAGTGTCAAGAGGTTTGCTTTCGCCGACTCATTCACTTCCTGCCACTGTCGCCCGTTTAAGGCAAAGTAGTTCACGCGCTTGCCGTCCAGTCCGCTGATGTTGACGGGGCTTTTCCCGGCGTCAAGCAAGGCTTTGACTGTCAGCGCCGACAAGTTGACGCTGATTTTCTTTCCTTTGAGGCAGATGTCGGCTGCCTGCTTGCCTTCCTTCTGCGCCCGGCGGCGGGAATGCTCCTGCGCGACTTGCCGGAAGTCCTGCACCATCTGGTCGTGAAACACTGAGTCCCACTGGCTTAACTTCTCCGTCATCTCCTGCCGCGCCTGCTTGACGGCGGGGAGTGCTGCTGCAAGGTCATCGCTTGCCTGAATGACTTTGGCTGGGGCATTCTTCTTTCCCGTGCGGCGCGTGCACGGATGACTGAAAAAGAGTACGCTGGTCGGCAGGGACACGCCGGGGAACAGCGTGGGCAGCTCAACAACAGCGTAGACGGCGGGCGCAAGTGCCGGGTCGCCTAAGATGTCCTCTTTGATTCGGTTCGTGCCGCCAATCATCGCGCCTTGCCCGCCGGGGGAAAGAAGTGCCAGCGCCATGACAAGGGTAGCCTTCTGCGAGTTCATGGGCTTCCCCTGCACTTCCCACGCAAGGCCGAACGGGGGATTAAGAACAACGCGCTCCACCTGCACGGCGGCGAGGCGAAGCAAGGGGAAAAGCCGCTGCACGTCGCCGTGAAGCCCGGCGTAGGGCCGCTTGCCTTGTTTCGCGGCCCGGATTTGGTCGGCGTCAATCTCCACGCCGATTCGGTGCTGGGAGGCATAGGGCGCAAGCAGGCTGCCGTCGCCCGCCGTGAGGTCTAGGACGTGGAAGCGGTCGCCGGGGTCCAGCACTTCTTTGATGAACTCTGCCAGCGCGGGCGGGGTGAAAAAACTTTGCGTCCCTTTGATGTCGCCGCTGCGGGTGCGGTGTAGTACGCTTTTGCTGCTCTCGATGACTTCTAACGTCAATGCGCCGCCTGTCAGGTCGCCGCGCTTCTGGTTGGTATTCGTCTGGTTGGCGCTGGTGGTGCTTGGAATGATTTCACTGGTGTTCATGGTGATAAGTGCTTTCTGCCTGTGGCAAGAATAAAGCCCGGTCGCGAATGCTTCCGGGCTTGACGGCAGGGCTATGGAGTTGTGTTAGACGGTGCCGAAATGTTCTGACCCGCATCGCGGGCATTCTGTTGGTGCGTTTGGGTCGTCAACGGATGGATCATCCCATGAGTAGCCGCAACTTTCGCAACCGTAGCATGATATTTCCATAGCTATTTAACTCCTGCTTAAATCTCTTTAAGCGCGTCGTTCAGTCCATCCTCCCAATAGTGATTGAAGACACCTGCAACGAGTGCCGAAAAGATTTCTCGGGCCGCTTCACCTCCACCTGAAACGATGTCATCGGCGCTGGCGTCGTTCAAATTTCCGGCCATTTTAGCGATTAGCGCGGCCTCTTTAGGTGTCATCTTAACGGTGACAGACTCCATGTTCTGGTCGTCGTCCAGTTCAATTTTCTTGATAATCATAGCCATTTACTCCTTGTGGTTGGTGCTGCATTATATCATGCAACAAGTGAATTACTTGACTCCCGTTTCGATCTTGAACGTGTCACGCGGCGGCGTGACGGTAAACGCGTCTGCGGGCAACTCGGCTTCTTGGCCTTTGAGCGCGGAAACGAGAACGCTTTGCGTCGTCTTCACCGCGTCCGGGAACAGCAGGGAGCAGAAAACGAGTGCTTTTTGCGGGTCGTCAATGCGAATGCTTCCCGGCGACTTCGTAAACCGCAAGCGCCCGAACGCGGTGTCCGTGTATCGCTGTTTCTTGCCTTCGGTCTCGGCCTTTGCATACGCTTCCAGGTCCGGCCCGAACCGCTGTATCATAAATGCCTCCCGGCTTTCGGCGGCTTTAATCTGCCGGTCCAAGTTTGCGATGATAGCGGCTTTCCGTGCCGTGAGTGCGGTCCGGTCTCCCTGCGCCTCGCTGATGCGTTCCAAAACCCATTCTACGCCGGGAAGGTCGTCGGCGTGGAACTGCTCTTGGCTGTGGTCGGCAAGTCCTAGGACTTCGCCTGATTCGTCGTCTACAATGTAGATGCCGTACTGGATGGCTGTCATGGTTTTGCGCTTTCCTTTCTGCACCAGATATGCCAGCGAACAAGTTCAAACTCTCGCTTTTGGCTGTTTTGCCGTTTCTGCATCGCCGCGACTTCGGCATCTATCGCGGCTAGGTACTGTCGGTGTGCCTCTGCGAGTTTTTGCAGAAATGGCAGATCGCGTTCTGCAAGTTCGGCCTCGGTGAACCGTCTTGGCTCACCGACAAGCTGAATTGTTGTCATGGCTTCACTTCCTTCTCTGCGAGTGCCGCCGCGTGTCTTGCATAATCAAACGCAAGCATTTGGCCGGGCGTGTAGCGCTTAAAAATTTCCGGGTTCGCGTTAGCAGACTCAACGACTGCATTGCAAGCTGCGAGCAAGTCCAGGGCGACAATGAAAAGCTGCGCCTGCTGGCGGCTTTCGGCGGCCTCCTCAGCAGTAGCCTCGCCGCACTGTGACGGGCCGAACAAGGCGACAAGTCTGCCGTCCCCGCCGGGAACGCTCTTGCTTGTGTCCATGACGCTGACGTGTTCGCGCCGGGACAGAAATGTCTCGGTCGGGTGGTAGTAGCCGATTTCAAGAGTCGGCCTGGGAAGTGGTTCGGGCATGGTCTTAATGTCCTTTCTGAATAAAAAGAGAGTGAACGGGCTTCGGCAGGAACGGGGCGCGTTTCTCTGCCGCGAATGCAAGGATGAGCATGAGGAGTGCCAGCGTGTAGAGCAGAACGTACTGACCTGTGCGGGGCGCATAGGTGTCTTCAATGGCCTGGCTGTATATGCGCTCGTATTCGGCTTCCTGCGCCTCGTGCTGGGCATCGGTCTCGGCGGTTGTCATCGCGTGGCCTCCAATCGCGCTTCATATTTCTTGTCCCGTTTTCCAAAGCTGGCTGGTTGGAACGGGCGCGGGCGATACCTTCGGGCGTTTCGGTGGGCGATATAGTAGGCTTGCCGAATGGTGGGCGCGGCGGAAACACCTTCATCTGCGCTTGGTAGAATGACCCATACTTTCCATCGCAAAATAGCAGGGTCAACGGACCAATTTCGGTAAACGACAATGAGCGTGTCGGTCAAGCGGTGGTTCATCGGGTCGCCTTCCTTGTTTTATGCGGCGCGTGATTGCTTCCTGGGTCTTAATCGCGTCGTGAATGATCTGGGTGTGGGCGGGGTCGTAGAGTCCGAGCGTCAGCATGAATTCAAGCTGCGATTTGTCCAGCGGCATGAGGCCGAGCGTGAAGTGCAGCCGCTCGCCTGCGTCCGGCGGCGTCGCCTCCATATCGGCGCGGGCGTCTTCGTAAGTCATTTCGCGAGTCCTTCCTGGGTCATGCGCCATAAATGAGCGCGGTACTTAGTTTGACTGTTCACAGCTTTGGCGTGGTCCTTGTCTGTTGCCGGGCAAAGTGTCCACGTCCGGCCTTCTGGGTCAATGAGGATGCGCCGAATGTGGCCGCGCGGGATTTCTGCGGCATAGTGCGCGACTGTCCACGTCTCGCCCGTCGCCTTGTGCCGGGCCTGGGACAGCGTGAGTAGGTAGCGAATGCCGTCTGTTAGCCTTGTCAAGCGGCGGGCGGTGATCTGCCCCTTCGCCTGCACCTGGTCGGCGGTGCGGAACAGCGCGGCGGCTTCGGTTCCGGTCAAGATGACCGGGCGGGGCGGCGGCTGAGATACGCGAAAGTGTGTCATGTGGTGTTCTCCTGTGGCGGGGGATTGTGTTCCGTCTGCATTTAAGATAAATCTTTGTAGAGGCTTCGGACTCTCTGATTGCTCAGGCTGCATTAAACACTCCCGGCAATCCTGCCGGGCGGTGCTGGTCTAGGTGTTTACTCTGCATAATGAAGAACAATTGAGTTCAGCATTCGCAGCACTTTGAGCGGGCCGAACCTCTGCGCTCCGAACCCGTGCGCCTTCATAACTCTCACGCTGCGGAGCGAATACTGACGGCTGGGAATGTGGTTAAATGTCCGGCTGTTCATGGTGTTCATTGTCTTGGGCTTTCTTGTGGTGTTAGAGTTGTTATTGGCAGAAGATAGGAATAAAGTAAAGCCGCCTTGTTAGGGGCGGCTTTTGGCGGGAAGCGCTTGCGTCTGCGGCCTATTCCGCAGGCGACATCTCTTCAGCTTTTGGGCTGCTTTTCTTGCAGTAGCCTTTTTTGGCTATGACGGTGCTTCATCATATGGTTGCGATTGCAAAAATTACGCTCCTTGACTTTGCAGGGTAGACGACGCAATTCTTCTTGGCACCATTCGCAATAAACGGTTTGCATGATCGCCTCTCGTTTTACAGCGTCCTGCTTCAATCTGGATGCACTGATTTTCCGAGCAACCGATTTTTTGTGCAGGTGAGCCGCGCTCCGCGCCCCCGCAAGTTTGCGGTTTGTTTCCGAGATCGCCAAAGAGGCGGCAAGCCGCTTGTTTGCTCCATGCGTAATGTATTCGGCCTTGATGACCTCAGAACGGGTTCGGAGCGTAATGCCTGCCTCTGTGAGCCATCGCTTGACAACTGCCGTGCTGACTCCCGCCCTGGTTCCAATCAAGGTCATGCTCCGGGCCTGCCGCCAATACATTTCTTGAAGTTTGGCGGCAGTATAAGGACAGTGCTTTTTGGTATTAGCCACTTTATGATTTGCCTTTCATCGCCCCAGTTTTTCACGCAACCCATCCCAGTTGACTGCGGTGCGGGGGGTGTCCCAATCGGCTTCTTCGCCCTCAGCGAACAGGAAGAAATCAGGCCACTCGCTGATACGGCCATCGCTGTCAAGCACGGCGCTGTCAAGGTTTGCGGGGGCGGCCTCTACCATGCTGCCAAGCGTCTCGCCCGTCGGGCCGTCAGTGTCCGTCACAAATAGTTCAGTCCAGTTAGTCATTACAAAAGTCTCCTTGTGGTTGTGGTTGCTTTCCCGCTTATCTCATGTCAGGCTAATGCGGTGGCATCAGCCCTCTGGGGCTGATGAGGATTGAAACTCAACGCTCCATGTGTTACATCTCACTCTGCATTATGCGCGGGCTTGTGACCGCTGTTAGCTGCATTACAATCTTTCCCGGACCTCTCTGCATCATTCGCTAGGGTGTGAGCCTATGGGCGCTGCTTGCTTGATCCGGGCGGTGCTGGTTTCCGTCTGTCCAGCGACTAGGGTATTTCAATGTTCGGTCTGGGTCGTTTGCGTTAAGCGCTCTGGCTTGTCTGCATTCTTGCTTATTAGCGGGTTCGGCGTCTGGTCTTTTGTTTGTCTGCGTTCCTCCTGCGCGTCGTCTGCGCCCGCTGCTCGTTTCGTCTATCTCTATTTGGTTATAGTCTAGTATAGCATAGGGCTATGGCATTGTCAATACTATTATGGTGCTTTGGCAAAAATACTTCAACTATTTTTTCAGGGCTGGCTTGGATGCTGTTTTACTCCTGTTTACCCTGTCCTGCTGCCGTGCGTCTGGCCTTGACACAAGCATAGCCCTATGTGCTATACTCCTTGTCATCATGGATACACAAGATGCACTTACTCCGGCTATGCGTGAGGCGCTTGCCGCTGCTGGTCGTCTCGGCGGCAAGCGGCGCACCCAGGTGCAAGCCGACGCGCACCGCGCCGTTCTCGCTGCTGTCAACGCTCGGCGCGTCCTGACGCCCCTCGTTGATCTGTCTTGTCGCTGTGCCGCCGGTCAATCCCTGCCGCTGGGCCGGCTCGCCGGCCACCGTGCCACTTGTCCACGTGGTCGTGCTATCAAGCGCCGGGGCCTACTGCCTGTCCCTTAGCGCGTCCGCCTGCCCCTTGCCACCCCTTAACCCGTCCGTGACGCCCTGCGCCGCGTTGGGGCTACTCCTCTACACCTTACTGCCGTAGGCCAGGCCGCTGCGCGGTCAATGCCTTGCACTGCTCCATACTCCTCTGCTCGTTCCTCATGCCCTCGCACCCGTGTCTGCATTCACGTCATAGGCCCAAGCCGACTGCCGCTGCACACGCCCTTCACAAAGAGAAGCAGAGCAGGGAAACAGAGGAGGGAAAGGCGCATTCTACCGTCTCTCCCGTCCTCTACTTCAATTCAATTCCAGCAACAGGGGGGGCGTAGAACTTCGGCAGCGGGCAAAGGAAGAATGAGGGAGGAGCGGGCAATACCTTTACGCTCTCCCCATATCAATTGCCTTACCTGTTGCATTCAGCCGCCATTCACTTCCTCTCAAGCACTCCTGCTCTTCTGCGGCTCTCGCATCAAGTAAGGCTTTCGGAAGCCTCGCAAGCTCGGCATTCCCTTTCTCCTAAGCACTCTTAACTGTCTTTGCCCTGAAACATCGTCCGTGTCAACGATGCCAACATTAGGGCTACTTCCGTGTCAATGGTAAAGTCTGCATTCACTTTCCACAACATCATAAGATAAGTTGGGTTAAGTTGGCAACAATCGGAAGATTGCTTAGAAAAGGTTAATCCGCTATGTCTCTGCATCATCACGTTCCTAAGGAGAATACGCCCTGGAAAACTCGCTCGGCCCGGAAGCAGTGGGCCGCAACGCTCAAAGCACTTGCCGCTGCTGGACTCAACCCGCGTAACCTGCCTGTACTTGTCTGCGATGCCGGACAGCCGCCCTGCCAGCGGGTGTGTCGGGCGGGCGAAATCCGCTGCTACCTTCACGGGGCGCGTTCCACCGGGCCAAAAACTGCCGAAGGAAAACAAAATGGAACCACTGGCCGCGCCTACTATTTTGCTGGAAGAAAGAAGTCAAATGAAGAACGAAGTCGCTAAAATCAACCTGCTGGAACTGAGCGGAAGCAAGCCGCGCCGCACTAATCAGTTCGCCCGAAACAATCCGGCTTTGCAGCAGGCTTTAGACAACAACGCCGCGCTTGGGGTTGAGGTGACACAGGCTGACATCTCGGAGGTTATTGACATCTGCCTGAACAAATTGGTGTCGGAAGTGGAGCAGGATAAGCTAGGGTCATCCGGGTTTATTGCGGTGCTGGCGGAAATGGAAACGCACAAGACGAAGATCGCTAAGATGCGAGCCGACACCGAGAGCGTCCTGATTAACGTCGCCACGCCGACCGCTATTCGGCAGATCATTAACGAGATTGGAATGTGCATCAAAACTGGCACGGAGGAAGCGGTCGCGACGGCGCTGACGGAAGCGGGGAACGCGCATGATGAGGAAGTAATGAAGCAGATTGGCGGCGAAGTGTACGGGCTGATTATGCAGAAGATTCAGAAGATGGGCTACGAGGATACGTCGCTCGCCCGAATGCTGGCCGCGCCTCGGTAAGCCGGCTGTCCATGACAATTCCTATCCCTCTAAGGCTAATGCCCTAGAGGGACTTTCTAATGGCAAGGGGCAATTTCTAATGGCGGGTAAATCAGGACGCTCCGGGCCGCAGGGAACTGCTGAGGGCCGCATCGCGGGAACAAACTCGCGGCAACGGCTCGGAGCCACCGTCGCGCAGGAAATGGCCCAGTCGTTTGGGACGCAGAAGGTGGGTGACCTCGCGTTTCTGCGCGGGGCTAACTCCGCCTCCCGCTTCCGCTCCAAAGAGCGCCGGGAGTTCTTGGAAGGCTCGCCTTACGTTGGGGACTGGCGCGACTGGACCGACCCGTTCGGCATTCCTCGCCGCATTGACATCGGGTGCATTCGCTGGCTCCGGGACTGCGGCAGAACGTTTGTGGAGGCCCAGAAAGTGCAGGAGGACGGCAAGGGAAGCCCCGTGCGCTCCTTGCCCCAACCAGACGGGACGGGCGAGAGCTATTTTGACGTGCTGGCCTTCTTTGCCGCCATGTGGCAGACGCAGGACATTCTCGCCATTCCGAAGTCGCGGCGCATGATTGCCTCGTGGCTTTTGTGCGAGATGGACACCTGGGACGCCTTGTATCATCCAGGCCGGGAAATCTACGTCCGGTGCGTGAACCTCGGCAAGACCGAGAAGATGATTTACCGCTCGAAGTTTATCTACGACCAGCATCCGGCGGACAAAGTGAGCCGCTCCTGCCTACCCCGACTGTCCTGGGTGACTTCGCAGGACAAGCCGAATGTCCACAACATGATTAACCGGGTGACAGTGCATCACTCCGAGCATGAGCCGGGCGCGATGGACTCCTTCATCCAGGCGATGTCGAAAAACGACGACGGGCGCGGCGACGGTGCGGCCCGCATAAGGATTGACGAAGGCGCGGAGCAGAAGGATTTGGCGTCGCTGTGGGCGGGGCTGATGGGGAACCGCATCGGCGTCGCCGGCGACCACGACTGTGGACAGATCGTGCTTGTCGGAACGCCGGTCGCCCAGAGCCACATGAGCCGCATTGTTCTCGACAAGCCGTTTGACAGCGCGTAGGAAACGTAAACCATGACCACTGTATCCGCAGACGAACACAAGACTGTATCCGCAGACGAACACGAATATAGACGACTCGAAGGGCAAGAAGAACTCAACGACTTGCTATTTTGGGTGTTCGCATCGGAGCGAGACGCACGGATTTGGATGCACTCGCCCCTGCCGCGCCTTCAAATGACGCCGCATTTCCTTGCGACCGCCGGCCTGACATGGATCGCAATCGGCCTGTTGCGCCACCATGCTGAAGCCCAGCGGTTGTCCCATCGGCTGTCCGAACATTGACGCACTTGAACGCAGTTTCTTACGCTTTGGTGCGACCTGAAAATGTCCCAAAGATTGGTAAGCAGGGGCTACATCCAACCCCATTTTCCTTGATGCCGGAGCGACCGGGCGGAAAGTCTTTGCACATTCTTTAAACGATACTTATCCAATCAAAAGCATACCTGAAAGTGTCCCAATAAAATTACCATGACTGAACTTGTTGCTGGCGAAAACTTTTCCGTGCCGTCATCCTGGCCCGTCGGCACCTGGGGCATGATGACCTCTATCGGCGTTGCGGTTGCAAACCTCCACTGGAAGGCCGACCCAAAGAAGCGCCTGGACCCGGCATGGTTTCCGGTGAACACCACGGGCCTCTCGGAACTTGAAATCCGGCGCGAATTTGACCTGGACTGGACGGTCACGAACGGCAAACCGGTGTTCCCGTCGTATGACGCAGGCAGGCACGGCAGCAGCGAAGTCCTGAAAGCTGCGCCGGGACTGACCGTGTACGTCGGCTACGATTTTGGATTAAACCCCGCCGCCGTATTCGTCCAGCCGTCGGACACGGGGCAAGTGCGGGTGCTGCGGGTCATCAATGAGGAGAACAAAGACCTGTCGCTGTTTGCTCCGCTCGTCATCCGGCAGATGCTGGCGCTAAACCAAGAAGCGAGGTTCCCCGTGGTCACGATGGAAGACTTGCAGATGCGCTTTGACGAACGGTGGCGGAATCAAGTCAAGGCGGAAATGACCTTGAAAGAACTGGAATCGCTCGAAGCGCAGACGTGGCGCATGACGTACAGCGACGCCTTTGACCATGAGTGCGGCAACTCCCTGCACTTCATTCATATCGGCGACCCCGCAGGCAAGTCCCGAAGCGCGAACGACGCAAAAAGCGCGTACACCATCCTTGCCTCCCGGTACGGCATCAAAGTCCAGGGCAAGCAGAAGCATCAGGTGTGGAACACGCGCCGGAATGCCGTGACAAGCCTTCTGGTGACAAGCATGGAAGGCGGCGAGCCGAAGCTGCTTGTTTCGGCCCATAGCTCCTGCGAACGGCTCCGGGCGGGATTTGAGGGCAGTTACGCCTACGATGAAAACGCGGACAGCGGCGGCAAAGAAACGCCCCTAAAAGACCGTTTCTCCCACCCGCAGGACGCTTTTCAGTACGTCACCTGCGAGATCGCCCCGGCGCAGGCGACGGACAAGCCTCTTGGCGGGGCCGTCACGGTGGATTACAGCCCCAGCCCGCGTCCCGCGCAAATGCTCCCGCCCGAAGTGCCGGTGAACATCGCGTCCCGGTGGGAAGGCTTGGAGATGGAAGAAGTGCCAAGTGCGGCATACGCGCCTGCAGAACGCCTGCCGTGGCATGTTCTGCAGGCGCGTATGCCGTACTAGCCGCCTGTCCGTGACATTTTGCCCTGCCCTGCGGCTACTTCCGCATGGCAATCAACACTTTGTTTTCCAAGCGGTCCTCTGCCTCGCCGCTGTCTAACCTCGCCCTGCTTTCGCAGCCGCTTCGCCCCGAAGTGCAGGCGGGGCGTCCGGCTCTCTTGTCCCGCATCGGCGCGAAGCTGTCCAGCTTCTTTGACGACGCTCCGCCTGCGACCACCGAGGGCGGCGTGGCCGGCTCGGTCATGCCCGCCATCTCGCCCCTGACGCGCCAGCAGCAGGAGTGGGGACGGCGCGAGATGATCGGGCAGATGTGGGAGCTGTACCGCACCAATCCCCGGTTCCATTCAGCTGTCGAGAAGCACGTCTACAAAGCAACGGCAGCGGGCTTCCGGCTAAAACTCACGCCGAAAGACGCCGGGCCGGGGCAGGCGGACGCCACTGGCCCGGCGGCAAAACGCGCCCAAGCCGAGGCCGAGGGCTATTTGCACCGCACGGGCCTGACGCTTCGGGACGGCAACTCTAATGTTGACCTGATGGCAAAGTATCTGCGGCACGGGCGCATGGACGCGGGCCTGTTCATTCAGAACGTCATTGCCTGGGACGGTTCCCGGAAACAGGGCGAGATTGTCCGGCAGCTTGTCATGCCCGCGCAAACGATGGAGCGGTTGTCGGACGACACCGACCAGTTTTTAGACCCCGAACGCGCTTTTGTGCAAATAGACCTGTCTACGCAGTCCGTCGTGCCGGGCGGCGAGTTCACCGCGTATCAAATCAGTCACCACCGCTGGAAGCGCCTCGGCGAAGACCGCTACGGGCAGTTTGAGTACGCCACCGCGCTTGGCATCACGCATAACCTCGACGTGCTGGAAGCGTTCCAGGAGACGCGCCGCAAGTCTAACGCCGCCCGGATTGAAGACCATACGCTTGGCGAAGAAGGCGATGACAGCACCACCCAAAAAGACATTGACGACTACAAAAAGCAGATCAGCGCGGTCGGGACTGCCGCAATGACCGACGCCGACCCGTATAATCCGCTTGCCAAGTACGTCCACGATACGAAAGTCGCCATCAAGGTGCATCCGTCGGACCCGACAGTGCATGAGATTGGCGACCTGATTTACTTTCTGGAAAAAGAAGCCTCGGCGCTCGGAACACCCTTACAGCTTTCGGGCATGAACCTTGCCAACATGAGCCGGGACACGCTGGATTTGATCGTGTCCGAGTGGCTGGACGGCATGAGCTACGACCTTGCGTGGGTCTACGGCGTAATACTTGACGGCATCTGCCTTCAGCTTCAACTCAAAGGCATCAACCCGGATGCGTTTCTCATCAGCCTCGCCGTGCCGAAACGGACGTTTGAGGACGCAAACGACTGCATTGCCTTTATCAACAAAGCCATGACGAACACCCTCGGCGCTGGTATGAACGCCAAGCCCTTCCCGCTTTTGACGGCGGAAACGGCAGTCGAGATGCTGGCGGAATATCTCGGACTCGGCAAAGCGAAGGAGTACGTCGCGCTCTTGGAAGCGATGATGGTCGACAAGCATATGGACGCCGACACCGTACACGAGATGCAGATGATGGGCGCAGACGATGGGGTCTCAAACGGCGCGGCAAACTCTAAAACCGGCGGCAGCTCACAGCGCATGAGCGGCGGCAAGATGCTCCCCGGCGAGAGGGGTAAGCCGGGCGGGGACGCTTACAAGAAGAAGCCGTAACGGGAGAAAGCATATTTAGACGATTTTCAGGCCAGCAAGCACTAGGGATAGTGCTTGCTGGCTTTTATTTTTGGCTTTTGGTACAGTCATGCTTGACAGAAGACAGAAATGCTTGTAGAATGAGAGCGTAACCAGTGCAGTTGCTAGGAGCAACTTTTTGTGAGCGTCCTGAACGCCTTGCTTTCCGTTTCAACAACCTACGGAATGTGTGGCGATTAGGCCGCTTTTTTCTTGCTCTGGATATTTTCTCACTCGGGATATTTTCTTGCTCTGGATAATAGTCCCCTCACCTAGACACCTTGCCTCTATGCCGTACATCGATGTTCGTCAACCAGGAACCGGCAAACTGCTGTTCAAGTACGATCCGCAGAAGGGCTTGGTAGAAATCAAGATCAACGGCAGCGACAAAGCCGATACGGTGGACCTGCTCGACGTTGCCAAGCAGCACCAGCAGGAAGCCGTTGCCGCAAAAGAAGCAAAGCGAAAGTAGGCGCAGAAAACGTCTTTCGCACAGAATATATCTCGCTAACCGCGAACGCCATACGAGAGCGTCTTGAACGCCTTTATCCACTTGGGTAGAGGCGTTTTTGTATTGTAAGGTGCCTCTTATGTCTCGCTTCTTATGCCGACGCAATCAGCGAACTTTTAGGCATCGGACTTTCCGAAGCATTTCGGCTGAACAAGCCATCGTTGAACTCTTTACTCAAACCACTGAACTCTTTATCAGAATGAAAGCCCAGGAGAACGCCATGCAGATTACCCAGGACCAGATTGACGCTTTAACGGCAGAGGAAACCGATCTTACCGCCGCTATCGGCAACGCCGTCACGCGCTCCCAAACCGCAATCGCCGCCGTGCCTGCTTTGCAGGACCAGGTAAAAAAGCTCGCCGCGCAGGTCGCCGATTTCGGTGCTCCTGCTGATCTAACGGCCATCAATCTCGGCTTTGCGACAATTCTGAGTGAAGTCGGCGCGATTGCCGCGCCTGGCGTCGTTGTCCCCGGCGCTGGCGCACCGACTGTCCAAGCGGCAGCCACGATCATCGCCGACACGCCGAAGGCTCAGGCTCTGCCAGCAGCAGGGTCGCCCGGCATTGTCGCGGGTGCATCCGTCCCGGACGGTCAGCCGCAGACTGCCGCAACACTTAACATTTCCACGCCCGCGACTGTACCGGAGCTATCTCCCGCGACGGAAAGCCAGTCGGTTGCCGTTGCCGCTGCCGAAGCCCAGCCGCAAGGCGCACCTGCCGACCAGTCCACGCCGCCTGAAAAAGTGACAACTCCTGAAACTACGCCGGCCCCTGAAAGCAAAACCGCTTGAGTCAGCGCGTTTTCATTCATGGGCTTACCGTGACTGTGGAAAACCCCAAAGGCTCCATGCGCTCCGGCATAGGGCCGGGCGGCTCTTGGCAAACGGTCTTGCGCCATGACTACGGCGACGTACCGGGCATCACCGGGGCCGATTCTGACTCGATGGACGTGTTCCTCGGCGACAACCACGACAGCCCAAACGTGTACGTTGTCAACCAGAACAAGCCGGACGGCAGCAGGCCCAAAAATTGCTCTGGCAAGACCCTAAGTATCGGCAGAGAATGGTAGAAGCCCACAAAGGTAAAAGAAATCTGTGTCCGAAGATGAAGACGAAATAACAAACGAAGAAGTCAATGCGCCTGCTGTTGCGGACTCACAGATTGACCTGCAAGATGCCTGCCTTATCGGGGAGTCGCAGTACGAGATCGTAGACTCGGAGCGCCTCGGCAAAGTCAAGCTGAACTTGCTGGCGTCCCTTGCAGGCGTGGTCAACGAAAACGGGCGCTACTTCAAGCCAGAATTCTATGCGGCCATGCTCCCCCGCGCAAACGCCTACATAGACGCGATGGATCGTTACGGCGAGGAGCCGCACCCGCGCTTTGACGCGGACCGCAAACAGTTCATCACAAGCCTGCAAAACAAAATTTGGGATCAAGGCCACTGGTTTATCGTGGACGGCAACCTCGGCGCGTCGGTCTACCTTGACCCAAAGAAGCCCCGTGAAGCCGCCGTCATTGACCGCGCCAGGGAAAAGGGACACATCGGTTGCTCGGTGCGATGGCACGCGGGCAGGCCCCCCAAGTCCGGCAAGACCGCAGAAGGGCAGGCTGTGCAGCTCTTTGATGCCGAAGTCGGGCAGTACGTCTTTTCCGCTGTTTTGGATTACGTTCCCAACCCCGCCTTTACGCAGGCCGGCCGGGTCATGGTGGACGCCGCCGAACTGATCCCAATGACAGATGCGACCGACATGGCGGCGCTCCCGCAGGTGCAGGTCACGGATGCCGAAGAAGCCGCTCCTGCACCGACACTTACTGCGCTGGTCACGACGGGAAGCATCAAGTCCGAGCCTGTTGCCGCAGATAACTCTATCAAAAAACCAAATTTCGCCAAACCAACCCAGGAGAAAAGACCCTTGAAAACCGCCGCCGAACTTCGCGCCCAGGCGCAGACGATTGAAGACCCGGAAGTGAAACAGTCGCTTCTGGACGCCGCCGACGCGATGGACGCGGCCCCGACCGTGGATGCCATCTTGGACCGGGTGAGAACCGAACTCGCCCCGGACATCAAAAAGGCGAATGCCTATGTGGACGCCCAGACCCAGCGCGACGCCGCTTCTGCGGAAACCGCGAAAGTGACCATGCTGGCCGACGCAGTGGAAGCAGGCACCGCCCCGGAAGTCGCCCGGTTCACCCAAGCCGAAGTGCGGCAGAAGTTCGCCAAAAAAGTGCGCGGGAAAACAACCGAGGCTGAGGCCCGCGTCGTTCTCTTGGATGCCATTGACACGCAGGACGAAATCCAGTCCTCGCTTGATTTGGCGATGAAAGGCTTGAAACTGGGCGGCGTTGCCGACAGTCAGCAAGCAGGGAGCGGGGCAGACAACGGGCAGGCGCGAGGCAATGCCAGCGGAGCCGGAACGGAGCGTGTGGACGTGATCGTGGACGACAAAGACAAGCGCACAGACGGCTTCCTGGACGCGATCAACGCGGCCACGGAAAAGAAGTTCCGCGAATACGGCATCAACCCGGACTCGCGGCTTGCCGCTTCCACGAAGGCCAAAGTGGACGAAATCTGCGGCCCGATGGAAAAGAAAGTCGGACGGCAAGCCATCGTGGATGCCGTGGACTACATGACCAATCCGATAGGACAAAAGAACCAGCAGTCCGGCGTGAACGCGCTGAACGCGATGGTGGACGCCGGACTCATTGAGTCCGCGCCTATTACGGACGCGGTGCTGACGACCGCGAACATTTTGCAGCAGCCGGTTTTTATCCCGCTGGTCATGCGGCCTTTGTACCAAAATTTGCAATCCTTGAAGTACCTCGGCGCATTCGGTCCCAATGCTCAGTTCCGGCAGGGCGTGATGCCGGGCTTTGACGGCGGCGGCGGCGGCAGCAACATGGGCCGTATTTTCAAGTTCCAGTCGCGTTACCGGGAGCGGGCGATCCACAACACCGGAGGCCGAACGCGAAACTCTGGGCGCATCGGCGAAAACCAGGGTATTCCCCGGACGACGCTCCAGAACTCCTTCCAGCAGTTCAACACCTATCGCCGCGCTTCGGCGTTCGGCATGACCAAAGAAGTTCAGAACTGGACGGCAACCGGCGCGGCCCCATTTGACCTTCTCGGCGAAGCAATTGCCGGAAACCTGCAAATCAACGCTTTGGAAACCGACAACCTCGGCTATTTTGAGATGGTCTCCTCAACTTTGGAGCAGAACAGCATCACGCTGACCGCGCCGGAGCCGATCGCGCCCGGCAACCTCACGAACGGACCCACGCAGGACGGCGTAACCTACGGCTCCGGCAGCGGATCTAATGCCCTCGACCGCTCCCCGGACAACCCGTACCCGCCGCAGGGCGTTGTCTGCATCGCCCAGCCGGACTGCGGCAATACCCTTGCCGGGATGCCTCCTGCCGGGCCGACGGCGGCGGCGACCGGGCGACTGACGGGCGCGGGCAATCCAGGCTTTACGCCGTCCGCGTCTAATGCCTGCCGAACGCCGCTTGTCATTCCGCGCGATATTGTGGGCGTGGATCAGTTCAACAACGAGACGACCGCGACCCGGTTCCCCATCACGGTAATGAAGGGGAACACCGTCCTTGTTCCTGGCTACCTGACGGAAGACTTTGAGATCGGCAGCCTTTACAATCCGGCAACGGGAGCCCCGGCGCAGGCGCAGTACGCTGTGGACTATATGCGCGGCAAAGTCGTGTTCTCGGCGGCGGCAGGCATCACGGCGGCAACGACGACCTTGACCATGCAGTATACCTATGCCACGAACTTCTTTTTAACGCAGGTGAACTTCGGAGCGGCGGGCTATCCCGGCGGCGTGACCTCGCGGGCCTACTACGATACCGTTTTTATCACCAACAACATCATTGCCGCAAAAATGGGCAGTCATCCGAACTTCCTGCGCCCGGACTTTTGCCTTTCCTCGCAGATTGCAGCGTCTTACATCGTGCAGTCCGACATCTTCGACAAATTGAAAAGCCCGACGGGAACAGATCTGGTCAACCCAACGGACCAGACCTATGCGGAGTACGCGGGGGTTCTGTACGATCAGGTCAACGCGCCGTCCATTCTTGGCAACGACGCTCTTCTTTTGTTCAAGAACGAGTTCAGCAAGTACGTCGTGGAAACGCCGCTCCACACCGAAGGCGGCTTTGTCAACTACGACGGGTCAGCGACGAACCAGCTTGTTGCACGCACGGAATACATGATGAATCAGTTCGAGACGTTCTGCACTCCGCTTGCCCAAGACGGCAGCGGCAACGTCTTCAACAAGCCCAGCACCCTGAACATCTTGTTCTAAGCATTTTGCTCCAAGCATTTTGTTCTAAGACTGGCTACTGCTTGGAGGTCAACGGCAGCAGAAGGCTTGCCGTTGACTTTTCTTTTTTGCTTTTCGCCTTGATTTTGTTCGTTCGAGAAGATCCTGCCATGCCTGATCCGCTTGTATTTCTGCCGGAAACAGTTGCGACGCCCGAAGGAGAACTCACCTTCGAGCCGTCCCCCGCCGCGCTCGCGTTGCCGGGTCAAGTTACTGCTCTGACAGCCGAGGTCACCGCCTTGCAGTCCCAAAATGCCGGACTTCAAGCCGCCGCCGCCGCACTCGCCCCGACTGTCTTCGGCCAGCCGTTCGCGAACCGCTTCACGGAAAATTCTCCCGGCGGGCCGCGCCTCGTGTTCGCCCACTTCTTGCTTTCCTCCGGCGACTACGGCAAAGACTACTACGGGCAAGCGCCCAGCGTCCAAAACTTCCTGCAAGACATCAATGAGGCGAAAGCCTGCGGCATAGACGGTTTTGCGGTGAACATCGGGGCGTGGGACATTCCTTACCAGGAAGCGTGGAACTTTCTTTTGCTGGCGGCAGACCAGTCGAATGTCGGAAACGCCGGGGCGCAGAACAGCCCCGGCGTCGGTAACTTTTTCATCTACGCCCAGCCGGACTTCAGCGGCTTCCCGCAGGACACCGCCACGATTTGCGCCCTCATCAGCTCCGGCATCAGTCACCCGTCGTACTACCGCTATAAAGGCCGTCCGTTCCTCGGCACTTACGCTGGCGAGGGCGGAACATATGCTGATGTCAAGGCCCGGTTCCAGTCTGTAAGGACGGCGATGCTGGCACAAGTGCCTCATGCCAACCTTTTCTTCTGCCCGTTTTTCAACGTCCGTGATTCGGCTGGCAATGTGCCGCAGACGCCGCAAAGCGTGTCCAATGCGAACGAGATCAGCGGGCTTCTGTCGGGGCTTGCGGACGCCTGCTGGCTGTTCGGCACCGGCACCGGCCCATCTCTTGCACCCAATTCTGCGCTGGCGGTGGCCGAGATGTATAGCCAGCAGCTCGCCGCCGCCGGCATTCAGTGGATGGGAACCGTAACGCCGCAGTATTTGGGCCTCGCACACCCGTCCCCCAATCATTTCTACATTGAAGCCTGCGGGGGTGAGGCGCTGGACCATCAGTGGACAAGCATCCTCCAAAGTCAAAAGGCCGCGTGGGTGCAGTTCGTGACGTGGAACGACGACGACGAAAGCTCGAATCTTACCAATGCAAACTTTGGACCGTCCGGACCGTGGCATTACCTCGCCCATAGCAGTATTGACGGCTTCTATAAAGACAAGAGTGGGCTGAAAATGCTCAACTTGTATTACATCCAGCGGTATAAGACGGGCGTTCGGCCCACGATCGTCAAAAACGCGATTTTCCCCTTCTACCGCACTCAGCCGATTGGCCTCGTGTGCGCTGACCCGCTCGGGCCGCTCGATCCGTTCACGACTGAAGACGGCGGGCCGGTGATGGACACGTTTTACGTCGCGGTCATGGCGGCAGCGACCAGCACGATCAGCGTCACGAACGCCGGACAGACGCTCTCGAAAACAGTCACGCCGGGATTGTCGTTCGTGCGCCTCGGGCCATTCATGCCGGGCAATGTCAGTTTTGCCCTGACCCGGAACGGGCAAACACTTGTCACACTTGCCGGGGAGCCGATTGTCAGCCAGGCGGCGGCCTACAACGGCAATTACTGGACCGGCTACGCGCATGACTAGGAACATAGTTGACATCCTGCCAGAAGACGAGGCATGGTTTTTTGACATGTGCGCGAAGCAGGCTAAGAAAGTCTGCCGTAGAAACCCCGAACTGACAGAGGATGCAGCGGCGGCGGCCCACATTGCCGCATGGAAATCCTATCAAAAGGGCAAGCCGCGTCAGCTGATCACGATGGATGCGTTTCAAGGGGCTTTTGGCTTCTTGCGGGGAGAAATCGGCTACACGACGCAGGCAGGCGAGGGCGGCAAAAGGCAAAGTGTTTATGGCGGCAAGTTGACGCTGCCACTGGAAATCCATGAGGATGAAGACTCGGGAGGAAACCTACTGTATGCGCCGCGTGACCAGTACGCGGATTTTCTCAGCGCAGACAGGTTGTTTTGGCTTCTCGGCTTAATCCCCAGTCTTTATCACCGCGAAATCCTGTGGCTGATCTACGAAGAAGAGAGAACAAATGCGGAAGTCGCAAAGATGCTGGACGTTAGCCACTCCTGGATCTCCAAAGTAAATGCAAAATCACTGGCGCGGCTTCGCGCCCTACCGGAAGTGCAGGAGGCAATGGGGGCATGACATGACTACACGCAATGGGGGCATGACATGACCCAGCCTGACCCAAACCAAATTATCATCCTGACCAGCAGCGCCGCCCCGCCCGCGTCGGTGACGCTGCAATCGCTTTCTACACAGATTGATGCCCAGACAAGCCTCATCAATTCTCTCGTGCAAGTCATCAATTCTCTCGTGCAGGAAAACGCTGCACTCCGAACACAGATAGGATCCCTCCAAATGGCATTCTCGCTTTCCGGGCCGCAGCCCGACCCAATCATTGCTTTCACCACAACCGGCACCCTCACCCGCCCGTCTCAAAATACAGTGCGCGAAGTCAAGCCCACTGCCAACGCCGTGGCGACGCTGTACGCCGCAACCGGCTCGGGCATCGTGGAAACCTTCGACGTGTCCGCGCTCGGCGGCCTTACTTTCGGCGTAGCACTCCAAGTTGGTGACAGCTACGATGCCAACAACGCAGGCGTCGCGGCTGCCATCGCAAGCCTCATCGCCGGCGGCGCGGCCTCGTTTCGTCTGCGCGATGTGGCGGCAAACACGTGGCACCTGGAATAAAGCAAATGAACAAGCTATTTCCTTTTCTTGCGCTGCTGCTCACCCTCCCCTGTACGCTGTTTTTTTGTGCTGCGGGGAGGGCGGACTTTGGCTTCGGCACCCGCGTTCCTCTGCCCACTGCCGCCGGTCAAATCCCGGTGAGCGTTGCCAGCGGCCTCTCCTTCACCTATCAGCCGGTGACGTTCTCGCCCGACGGCGTTCACTGGACGTTTGGGGGCGGGACGCTTGGCACGAACTCGGTGCTGACGGCCAATGTGGTCAATACCGGCGATAGCGGGCTGACGGTGAATATGCCGAGCGGGGGGACGGGGCATGGAGTTCGCATTTTTTCCAGCACAGGGGATTTAGGTTGCTATCTGGACGGTAACAACGGTGCATATTTTAAGAGCGACGTCACCATTCAGTACGGCCTTCATGTGCAAAAGATTTATCCCAATGGAAACACGTTTAATTTTATCGGTGGGCCAAACTTAGACCAAATGAGCATCGGAAGCGTTCCGGCAAGTTCCACAATGATTGGTATCGGCTTCCCGGATGGCACAGTCTATAACCAGTCCCCCGACACCTACTTGTGGCGACCCGCAAAGCAAACGCTTCAGACCGGAGGGTTATTTGCCGCCGCCGCCTTCGCCTCTGCCGTCCGCACCGTTACGGCCACGACTGACACGGCAACCACAATCGACAGCGCGATTGAGTTTAATGCGTCTGCCGCCTGCACCGAAACCCTGCCTGCCGCCTCCACCTGGAAAGGCCAGCGTATCACGCTCATTGACCTGTCCGCAAACTCCGTCGCCGTGTCCAACACCGTTTTAGGTTCGCCTGCCGACACGCTCTCAGGCATTGGAGCCAGCGAGACATTTTTCAGTGACAACACGAACATCGTGCTTGTTCACTAGGAGGCTTTGCCATGCTGCTCACACTCGTTCGGAAGCAATTTCAAGGCACGGACGGCGACACGCACCCGGACGCCGTTCACTACCCGGCCTCGGACAACCTGGACAACCTGCTCCGCGAACTCGGCGCAGGCATCACCTGGGACGTGTTCCACACCGTGCAGGCGTTCCTTGCGAACGCGTCCCCGGACGGCCAGCACCAGACCCAGCTTGGGCGGGACGCTTTTTTGCAAATGGCGGCGTTCCCGGCGCAGGCGGCAGGCGAGGGACTTCTGCCGCACTTTTCGCGGGCGATGGTCGCGTCGGCGGCAGCGACGCTTGACACGGACACCGGCGCAAAGGACGGCCAGGGCCAGCCGGTCATGGCGAGTTATTTTAGCGGCGGGAGCGTTATCACGATGGACACGGCGACGGGCCAAGTGACGGTGGTAGGGATCATACCATAGGAGGCGTCAAAATGACCGAAGAAAGGGGCGTCAAAATCGCCTTACTCGTGATGGCGGTTATAGCGGGCTTACTTGCTATCACTGACGGACTGCTGATGACCGGGCAGATACACTTCTAGGAGCGAGACTATGCAAGCCGCACTGCTTTATTACCGAGGCTCTGGAATTGCCGCCTGGTGGATACGCCGCTGGACAAAATCTAGGTTTGCTCACGTTGCCCCGGCCATCTTCTTCGACGACAGCGGCGGCGCACTGGCCTACGATGCGTACTGGTCAACCGGCGTGACAAAACGTGAACTGTACCCCGTTGACCTCTGGTTCGGTGTGGAGGACGTGCAATATCTACCGTTTGACGCAGCGCAGGTGGACGCAAAACTCGCCTGGCTGGAAGAGCAGGTAGATAAGCACTACGACAAGCCCAGCATCGTCATCATTGGCCTGACCAAGCGGCTGCCCGGCTGGCTGCACGTCTACGTGTCGCGGCAAGGGGAGTGGATTTGCAGTCTGCTGGCGATGGTAACCTCTGAAACAGAGCAGGAATGTTGGGGCTTAAATGGGCCGCCGTCGCCGGAAGACATCCACCGGATTACGAAGGCAAAGTACGAATTATGAGCGTGTTTCAAGTTGATTTCGGCATCCCGGTTCCCGTTGCATCGGCGTCGTCGCTCGGCTACGTCCTGTATAAAGCAGGGGTTGCGCTGGGGCCGCGCATTGCTGCGGGTATTCTGCCTGCCGACTGGCCGGACGGCATCACGGCAGGGCTGCGAGGCGGCGCATACAGCGTTTTGGTGGATACGGGCGTCACCCCTGCCGACACGCTGGTCTGGGATACGGGCGGCAGCAGTCCGCAGACTTACTCCGTGCCGCTTGTCGCGCCGCCCCTGCCCGTGCTGGCGACAATCACCATCCCGGTTTTCTACGCTCCCAGCCCGGCAACAGCGGCCCTCCTCATCACCGAGGGCGGCGCAAGTGACGGTCCGTACCCGGCGGCGGTCAGCGGGCCTGCGGCGGACGGCGTGACGTTTGCGCTGACAGCCTCGCTGACAAGCCTTCCTGCTGGGCTGGGGCCGGGGGGCACAGCGGTGCAGGCAGGCGACCTTGTGAATGGCGTGTTTGTGCCGGCGGCGGTCAACGGGGTGGCCGTGCCGCCGGCGGGCGGAATGCTGGCGCTTTCGGGCGGGGCCACTCCCGTACTCCCCGCGATTCCGCCGCACCTCTATTCGGTGGCGCGGTGGCGGGCGATGATGCGAAACCTGATCGTGGACGAGCCGCTCCTTGTCCCGGAGGGACAAATCGTAGACCCCTCCGCGCTTGTCGTCATCAGCGACGCGCAGATAGACGAAGCCCTCCGGGAAGCCCTCGCCGCCCTATCCGAGTGGCGTCCTGCCGTCCGCGCCCTGCCGCCAATCGCTCTTGTTCCCGGACAGAGCGTGTACCCGCTCCCGGCAGACTTTGCACAGGCGGTGGACGAGACGTGGGGCAGTTTGCTTGGCCCCGACCCGCTGCTGTCCGGTCAATTTCCCGGCTCTCGAGACTTCTTCCGCAGGCGGCAGGGGCAGCGGGACTCAGGGCTTCCTTACGGCCTTGCGGGCGGCTACGGGAGCGGCACGGGCTATGCCGGGCTATGGAGCGGGGCCTTTTACGGCGGCTCCGGCGGTTTGCCTATTTTGCCGGAAGACGCGCAGGGAAACATCATTGCCGGGGGGCAGCATTACCGCTCCCGCGTGGACTTCTACCCGGCCTCCTATGATGCCCCCGCGCCGGTCATGGTGCTGACGCCGCCGCCGATGCAGAGGCAGGTTCTTGGTGGGCTGACATACCATGCCATTCATATCCCGCAGCGGCTTACGGTGAACGCGGCGGGAGCGGACTGGCTCCGGGATATGAATGGCAGCCTTGCGTTCGCGCCCGCGTTTTTGTCGCAGGACTTCACGGACGGAACCGACGTGCTGCCGTTCTCCCCAAGCGACGACGCCGTGCGCCTGTCGCTTCGGTACGGGCAGGCATGGCTTCTGATGGCAAAGGTCATTCCGCTGGCTGCCACCGACTCTGAAAAATGGGCGTTTTACGAGGTTCACACGGGACTCGGGCGAAAGGATTTGCTGACAATGGCGAAAACGAGCATGGACGAGTTCAATGCCCGGACAAAGGGCAAGCCTCGCGGGGGGCGGTATTAAGGGAAAAACCATGACAAAGCAAACAGAGAAAAAAGTTCGCATCGGTATCCTTCTGGCGATTACCGCTTGGAACATTTACAGAATTATCAGAACTGTAAAAAGTGAGGAAGAAATTCAGTGATGCTTCCCTCGGCAGTTCTACGCTCGCAGGCACGGTTTCAGCGGCAGGCGCTTATTCGCGGCAGGCCGTTCCTGTTCACCTTCGCCGCCTCCTGTACCCGCTCGGCAATGAACGGATACGTCCTGCGTCCGCCCCTCGGCACGTCCAGCGCAAACGGCTTCGCCTCGTTCGGGACTCTGCCGTCGGACTTAAAGCAAGAGAAGGTAGAGAAGTGGGGGCCGTCGTTTCTGCCGGACGGCTACGCGGAGTTTTTGGATACTGCGTGGACAACCCCTGCCGAAAGCCTTGTTTCCATCACCGACCAGCGCAGCGGGGAAGCGTGGGACGTGATCTACATTGTTCCCGCTGCGCTGGTCGAGAACCGCGCCCGGATTGCGCTCGTGCGAAGAACGCCCGTCTGCAACCGGCGGGTGAGCGTCCGCGCGGAGAACCGGACGGATAATACGAGCCTTCTTGTCTGCGCCCAGCTTCCGTGCCGCTTGTCGCCCCTTGAATCGTCGCTGGACCAAGACCCTGATCTGCCCGGAGTTTTGACCGGCGCGTTCACGATGGAATGCCCGTTTATCACGGCGGGGGAGGGCATGACCGGCGCGGGGATCGCGGCGCAGGCGGCAGGAACACGGTTTGCCTTTGACCCGAAAAATAGCATCGTGACCGATGACCCCGCCGTGTACGGCGGGGCGGGACCAGTCATGCAGTACCGCATTGCCTCCGTGCCGGTGGATGTCGGCGGCGATGAGCATCATCAGAAATACATGGTGACGCTGAAATAGTTATATCGCCAAATCTGGCGATATAACTCCTGTCCCTGACAAAGTGCCTGTCACGGCGGCTACTTCCGCATGGCAGACATCGCGCAACTTGACACCGTTTTAAGGGGGTTGTTCTTGGGGCAGAAAATCGCGTCGGGCGCGGACTCCTATCGTCTCGTGCAGGCGCGGGGGAAGCTGCTGGCGTTCCAAGACCTGTCCACCGGGCGCATCACGGGTAACGCAGCGCAAGTTCTGAAAGACGACGTGCGGAAGCGGCTGGCCCAGCGGGACGCCATTCTGCGCGACCTCGCTTCCGAGATGGTGCTGCTGCTTGCGAAAGACCTAAAACAACTGACGGGGACGCAGTACGCGACTTTGGCCCAGCTCGCGGCGATGGGCCACCCTTACGCCAAAGCCCACTTCCGAGACGCGCGCGGCCGGTTCAATCCAAGCGTCGCACGAAGCAAACGGGGCAGGGGAGGGCTTCCCACCGGGCCGGGGGTCATCAACAACCAAAGTCTCGGCCCGGCGAACCTGACGGAGAGTTTTACCTATTCCGAAGCCCTGACGCCCGGCGGCATTTACGCCGTGACGGTGGAGAGCAGCAGTCCCTACGCGGGCTTTCTTGCGGCAGGCACGGACACGATGATCGGACGCGCCTACGACCAGCAGGCGGCAAGACTCGCCCATCAGCAGATTAGCGGCAAGGTGCGGGAAGCCGCCGCGAAGCTGGAAGCGCTGGGGGAAGCTGTGCCGGGCCTGAAAGCCCCAGAAGTGGATTTCAAGTTAGGGTCACTAGATAGACGGTACAAGGGGCAGTAGAGAATGGCCTACGCTGGAAAAGATTGGAACCCGCCAATGGCAACGACCTCACCTTCTATGCTACGGATACCGCGGTATCCGTAGCATAGAAGGTGTCTAGGTTTAGGCTTGCCTGCACCCATTCCGCCGCCGCCAATGTCAGAAATTGAGCGCATTACCGGCAGGACGCATCTTAGCCTCTACAACGAGCGCGAAGCCGAGCGCGAGTACGACGCTTGGATGCAAGGCGAAAATTATGAATACCTGTCGCCAAAGGTTGACGCGGACGGCTACTTGACGGAATAGAAAGTATACCATGCTCACGCCCTCTGATCTGTCGGACATTCGCACTCTTTGGACGCAGGACGACCTGCAAACGGCGACAAAGGCGTTCCTCAGAGCGCACCCGGACGCGGCGGGCGTTCCCGTTACGCGCCGCTCCCCTGCCGCCCTCATCGAGCAGCGCATCACGGACATTCTGGCCCAACGCTTAAACGCCCAGCTTGCCGTCACGACGCTCATCCCCGCTGCCCAGCAGGATTTGGCGGACCGACTGGACGCGCTGTGGGAGAATGTTGCGGTGTCGGAGTGGACCTCGCTGACCCCGCCGCCCGTCGCCGGGGCGAATATGTTTATCGGGGACATTTTGGAAACGCTCGGCGCAGATCAGCCGCCGTCCCTGATTGTGACCGAGACGCTTCCCGCCGGAGTAGACGTGGAGCGGGGGGCGCTCGGCACGGTCTCGCGCGAAAACGCGACGGTGCATATTCTCTACGTCCTGCCCTACGAAGGGGAGCGGGAGCGCCAGATCGAAGCGCTGTGCGGCGCAGGGGCGATTTCGGACCTTCTCGGAACCTACCAGCAGGACCCCGTGACGCTGTGGGTGAACGGGCAGGTGACGAGCGTTTCCCGAAATATCCCGCGCCTTGCGTCGGGGGCGCGTTTCATTCTCGGCATCGTGACCTTTACCTGCACCGCGTTCCTGCCCTACACGCGCACGACGGCATAACTACTGCTCAAACTTGTTTTTAGGTAGCCCGCACTTCTTTTGGAGTGCGGGTTTTTTGTCGTCCGTGACATTCCCCCTTCGCTCCCGGCTACTTCCGCATGACACCGCCGCTGACGCTTATCGCGTTCGCCTGGATTTTGCTAAGGAGAGAAGTATGCCCGAAGATTTGCCAGCCGAAGAAGTTACCGCTGATGAAACTGTCGTCTTTGTCTCGCCCTCTGTGACCGTTCACGGCGGACACGCACTGACCGAAGCGGAGGCAACCTTGCTGTTCCCGGCGGGCCTTCTGCGTGACACCGTGCTGGCCCAGATCGCGGAAGCTGCCAAAGCCCGGCGCGGAGCCATCGCCTTCCCTGCGCCCGATGAGGAGTGCCAGCCCTGCCGAGAAGCGCGGCTCACCGAGGAAACGCGGCTTGCCGAAGTTCACGCCGCCGAAGTTCACGCCGCCGAAAACGAGGGGCTTGCCGTTTAAGTCCGCCCAGAAGACAAAAGTAAAAGAAAAGGAAAACGAAACTCATGGCTATCCTGACTGCCAACCCCCAGTTCGGCGGCGACATCGCCGCGTATATCGCCCAGCAAGATTTGACTGCTAATCCCGATCCGACCACGCCTGCCGCGTTCACGTACACCCCGGCCAGTGCCGCGCCGGTGAAGAACGCCTATTCGCCGATGGACTTCGTGGACATCCCGGACATGAGCGCCGAGGCTGAGATGGACAACGTGATGGGCGTCGGTTACTATACCCGTCTTCAGCGCAACGTCGCCATGACCAAGCCCTCCCTGCGGTTCACCCAGAAGCTTCGCACTTCGGCGCTTTTGCAATCGGGCGTTCGGAATGCCGACGGCACGCTGAACTACTACTCGTTTTTGACTGGCAACGGGCAGTACGCCCGGCAGATGTCTGGATGTCTTTGCGAGAGCATGGACATTGACATCCCGTTTGAGTCGGGGGCCGTCACCGTGTCTATGGGCTACCAGGCGCTGTACGGCTCCACGCTCGCCCCGGCGGACGTGGCGGCGGCGGCCATCCCCGCCATGACCTATGCGCCCCTGTCGCTGCCGGTCTACTATGGCTACAACGGCATTGTTCTCATCGGCGGCGACGACTACACTGATTACGTGAAGCGCGTCCGCATCTCCGTCAAGCACGAGGTCGAGCGCCTGCCCACAAAGCAGAAGACCATCAGCGTCGCCGGCCAGCCGACAGTCATTCTCGTTTCCCGGCACCTCAAGGCCAAGCAGCAGGTGACTTCGCTGTCCATCGAGCTGTACCAGGGCATCCCGATTGCAAACGTCTCGGTGCTGTGCCGCACGAACCCGACCGTCGCCGTGCAGCTTGCCGACGCCTGCCACGCAGGGCGGTCGCTCGGCATTGCGCTGACGGACGTGTCGTTCGCTTCGGACAAGCAGAACCAGGGCGACACGACCAGCCTTCTGAACTTCTCGGCGGAAGCGGACGCCCGGAACTTCGTCATCGTCGACACGCCGCCGACCACGCCGCCGACCAGCTAACCCTTTTGGCTGGCGCAACGATTAGGCAGGGGCGAGATGAGTCCGCTCCTGCCGTCTAACTCTTCCTAAGCACTCTTGAATTATTCAGAACCCTGTGAATTATTCAGAACCCTGAAAGTTTTTACCATGAACAAAAGCCTGTCCCAAGTCTTTGCCGAAGACCGCTATCCGTACATCGCCGCTGTCGCGCTCGGCAGCGGCGCATCTCTGAAAATCCGCTACCGGGCGTTCTCGGACGGGCAGAAGATCGCCGCCTTTGAGTTCATGAAAGGCCGCCTGACAAGCCTCGGACTGCCGGGTGAGACGGCCCTGCGCGTTTTGGAAGGGGAGAGGGTTGAGCCGGAGCAGCTTGCCGAGTTCGACGCCGCCTACGCCGCCCTCGGCGAAGATGCGGCGAAACAAGCGCAGGAGGCCGGGGCACTGACACGCGCCTTCTCGCTGTCCCAAATTATCGGGTCGTGGAGCCTGCTGGAAGGCAAAGATGAACACGCGATTGATGACGCCGTGACGCCTGAAAATTGCCTCTCCCTGCGGGAAGACGTGAAGAAAGCAGTGGAGACGCTGGCGGCCCAGGCGCAGGCTCCCACCGAGGCGCTCTCTTTTTTCGGTCAGTCGCCGCGCTTCTAGCCGGAATCGCGGAGCAGCCCCGTCCGCCGGACACGAGCAAGTGGACGGACGAGGCAAGGCACACTTACGAGGAAGAGAAACGGGCGAGAGAAGAAGGCGCACGGCTTTTGTCCCTGCCGGAGAATGCGTGGGCGCAGGAAACGCTGAACCTGTACCTGGATGCCAAAGACTTCTACCGGGGACTGCGGCCCGGTGACTTGCCCCCGGCGCTCGAAGAAGCGTTTCGGGCTATCCGGCAGGGCAGTGGCGGACGCCTCGGCAACGCGCCCGTGATGTAGAGACAGCCCTGTGCCATTCGGCGCAGGGCTTTTTATTTTGATTTTTTGCTTGGGAGAATAACTTGATATGACGGTTAATGATTACATCAAGCAGATCGAGTCTATCGGCAACTCGCGTGACCTGAACGCTTTGGAGCAGACGCTTCGGGACGATCCGTGGATTGAAGGCGACCCCGCTTACCGCCCCGTGTTTGATGCTTTAGCCCGGCAGGAGACGGTGGTCAAAGAGCGGGAAGCGGCAGGGAACAAAGCCATCCGCCAAGACGAACTGCGGGCAATGATGGACGCGGTGAAGTCTGTCAGCGTTATGGGCAGCGGCATCGGCGTCAAAAAACAGGGAAGGGGAAAGACCCTGCGGACGCCGAAAGGCGTCGGCTTTTCCGTGCCGTCTGGCAGCAGTGAGAGCCTGAATGCGGAAGGGACGAACGATGCCCTGAAAGCGCCACTCGGACAATTCCTGAACGAGTACGTCTTAGGCCACATGACGGGCAACTACGTGGACCCGCACGGCAAGAGCGGCCAGCCGCAGGTTCTCACGCACGACGAAGTAGTCAATGATCTGGGCATCGTGCCGCCCGACATCGGCAAGTCGGCGCTGGAAAAACTGCTTGCGGACGCAGCAGGCGAAGGGGCCATCGGCAGCGGAGACGTTTCGGACTTCGGCAAGCAGTTCGGATTGCCCAAAGCCGTGCAGGACCGGGCAAATGTCGCCATCCGAAAAGCCGAGAAAGCCGAAGCGGGGCCATCCACCGCCAAAGCGCAAAAAGAGGCCGTCGGCAAGACTGTCGGCAAGGTGGCGGCGGATGCCCGGAAGCAGGTGACGAAGGCGTTCACGGAAGCCACCAAGCGCGAGAAGCGGATTTCGTTTCTGCAAGGCAAGCAAGAGGGCAAACGGGAGACCGAAACAAAACTGGGCATTTTGCCGGACGCCGCTCCGGGCGCAGGCGGCAACGCTCCTATCACCACCGGAAGCGATGCGCCGTTCGACAAAGAGGCCCACGATGCCATGCGGCACACGGGGGAAGTCGCCCCGCCGCGCCCGGACGACGGCCCGGCTCCGGCAGCCAGCGGCGGCAAAAAGCCGAAGTCGCCGCCCATGACCCTGGATGGCTTCCAACGGGCGCGGTCCGCAATGATCTCTGACGTGGGCGACGAATACGCCAAAGACCCCAAGCGGCGCGGCAAGATCGGCACGGCGGACTTTCGCCGAGACGTGGCGACGCGGCTTCGGGCGAACGGGATGTTCGTGGATAAGGACGGACGACAGGACGCAAAAGACCAGGCCGACGGGCGAGCAGATCTTGACGAAAGCATGGCGGCCCTGTACAAAGAAGAAATGCTGCCCGCAGAATCTTACATCGGCTACCTGAACAATAAAGGCTATGACAGCTCTCTGCCGCACGGGGAGCGCCGCCGGGCCATTCGGCAGGTCAGCAACCTGGAAGCACGAGAGTCCGCAAAGAAGTCACGGGGAACGAAAACCGAAGCCGCCGAAAAAGAGCGGCTGCTGGAACTTCGGCATAAACTCGGCTTTGTGCCGGACGACGACATGGCCTCGCACTTAAACGAGCAGGTGCAGGACAAGTCGCTTTCCCCGGCGGAGCATCTTCGCGCCCAGCACAAACTCGCCTCGTTCCAGGCGGCGCGGCAAGAGCGTGAGGAAAAAGCCGAAGCGCAGGAAGAAGTGGATAACGATCCGACCACGAAGTTCAAGCGCGAACGCGCCGAAGCGGTGTGGGACGTGTCCAACGAATTCTTGTCCGACCCGAAGAAGCGCAAACTCTACGGCGGGGCAAAGCACAAAAAAGCCGAGCAGGAAGAACTGAAGCGGCGCGGCCTTTTGACGGACGCAGACAAGGCGGCGGGGAAGAAAGGTTCGTTTGACCTGTACAAAGGCTCGCTGCTGGTCGCCGAATTCACGTCGGCATTTCGCTCCGGGCTTCAAGTCGGCAACGCGGCAGGGGCGGTGGCGACGGGGCTGACCCATGCCATTGTCGGCGCAGGGTCTTTGTTTGTCCATGCCGGGGAAACGGCGCTCGGGCTTCTTCTGTCGCCGTTCGGACGCACGGGCGGGGCGGCCGCGCATCTTGCTGGCGGCATCGGGCAGGCATTTTTGTCGGCACTGTCGGCAGGTGGGGCGGTGGTTACAGCGGGGCTGAAGATCGGCGTCGGCATTGCGAGCGGCGTCGCGCTGGGGTTGTCGGCGGGCATCGGCGCGGGCATGGGGGCCATCATTGGCACGATTGCAGGCATCGGGCCGCTGGCCGGAGCCGTCGCAGGCGCAGGGCTTGTCGCGGGCATCGGCTCTGCCATTGCGGGCCTTTTGTCTACGGTGAGCGGGGCCATTGGGCAGGCGCTCGGAGCCATTGGTACGGCGTTCGGGCAGCTTGGCGGCAGCCTCGGCTCGTTCCTTTCCAGCGTCCAAAGCGTCCTGTCGGACCTGATTGAAACCGGCGTGAAGCTATCTACCACCACGCTTGCCACCCAGCGCGGCAGCGGCATGAGCCTCGGCGCATCGTCCGAGGTTACGGCGCTGTCGCAGGTTCTCACGGGCGGGCCGGGAGCGTTCAGCGGCACGTTTCAGAATATGGCGATGATGACGCCGTATATGAAGGCCCGCGATCAGGCATACGGCGTGAAGGCGGGCGGCTCGTTTGTAGACAACCTGCCGGGACTGTTCCAGCGGTACAAAGCCTTTGGGGACGGCCCGGCGGGCGCAATGGAGCGGCGCATCATGCTGTCAGTCGTTGCGCCGGGATCGGAAGCGGCAGTCGGCGGACTGTTCTCGCTCGGCGGCGGCATGGTGAATAAGGCGGTGCAAACCGCCAAAGCCACGGCGCTGTCACCCAAAGAAGTCATGCAGAACGCGGTGCTTGGGTTTAACCTAGACGTGGTAGGAGCGCAGCTTGACCGGCTGAAAACAAAACTGTTGAGTGACCTGATGCCAGCGATTACGACCACGCTGAACGTGTTTTCTAAGTGGTTTACGGGGCATGAAGGGGCAATCATTGGAAGCCTGGAACACTTGGGCCGCTGGCTATACGTCATGCTGCCGGAGTACCTGCGGCGCGGCGGCAATGCGTTCTTTGAGCTAGGGAAGTCTATTGGAAGCAACTTGCCGCAGATCGTAGAGTTTGCGAAAACACTCTACACCGGGTTTGCCACCGTGTTCAACGCGATTGAAAGCGGCCTCGGCGGACTGATGAAGACTGTTGGGACGCTGATGGTGCTTGTGGGGGAGGTGCTGCCGGGAGGTGCTGGCAAAGGACTGATGGCATCCGGTATGGCAATGGGTGCCAGCGGGCAGAAGCTTTTGGCCGCGCCGGGACTTGACCCGAACGGGCTGGGGAAGCTGCTGGACAAACAGCTTGGCAAAGGCGACACTTGGCAGAAAGTTGGAGACAGGCTGGGCCATGCCGCGAACGAAAAGGAATACAGCTTTGACCAGTCGTTCCAGCGGAATGCCGGAAGTGAGCAGACCCGGAGCGCGGCGTTTGACCAGTACCTCAAAAATAGCCAGCCGGGAGCGGCAGGCAACAATGCCCTGACGCTGAAAGCCGACATTACAGTTCACCCGGACGAGGATAGCTTCCACCGCTTTGAGGTGCGCGTCGGTGACAAGACCATCCAGCGCATTGTTCGCGCCGACCAGCGGAGCTAGATTTTCAGGGCAGATCAACGGAGTGAATTTGCGGTCAACGCTGATCTGCGCGGACGGCAGATTCGGCGGCAGCATTGGCGCGAAGTTCTTGCCAGTGCTGCTCCTGCTGGGCAGTAGGGGACAACGCGGGCGAGGGCGGCGGCAAAACCGAGCGGTATTCTGCATGGATCGGAGGGTAATCTTTAGCAGAATAAGGCTTGACATTTATGTTGGGACGGCCTGCCGACAACACAATGGGAGGAGGCAGAACCGGCACTGACGGGACAGAGGCAGCAGGGCGAGGAGCAGTCACCACGGCAGGCGGAGGCTCGGGGCTGCAACCAGTCAGCAGGCAGGCGGCAAGCAGAACGAAGCATGAGTTTTTCATGCCTCGCTATTTTTCTTTGCCTGCTCGGTTTCCTTCTTTTTCGTGTTGCAGTCGTTCTTGACAAAAGAACATATCGCTGTTACAATACGCTATGCCACTGTCCCAGTTTGAGGATTTTCACAAGCTGACGAACAACAGTGGGGGATTCCCAGACGCGCTTGTCCCGGCAGCACAGTTTGCCCTAAAATGGCTGTATCAAATTGATTTGACCGATTTGCTGATGAACAGCACCGGCGACCTCCTGGTCGTCAGTATTGCGCTCACGGCAGAGGTCAAAGACGCAGGCGGCAACCTGCTTTTAACCGTCGCGTTCGCGGCAACGTATCTGGCAGGGCAAGATATTTTTGGCTTTACAGAATACGTCACCCGGCAGTCGGTGACGCTGACGCCGGACGTGACGGTTCTCGGCGATTCCAGCGGCAACATCATTCCCGGCGACGGCGGCGCGGGAGCCGAAAGCGGCGCAGACATCATCTTTGATGAGTTTGAGAGTCCGGTCATCGTGTTCCCGGTCCCGGCAGGGGCCACCGTTAAGATCACGTTTCACACGGCGCAGTATCCCGCGCTGGACGACATTGAGGGTCTTCGGGTCGCGACCCGGCCCGGCGGCGGCTTCTGCACGGGCTTCCGGCACGGCTCGGACGGACAGGTGCATCTTGCGTATTCAGGCAGTTCCGGAGTGCCTACGGCGGCGGCGATTGACCGCACACGCACTTTGCAACCGCCGGTGACGCAAGACTGGAAGCCGTCGGGGAAAGTCACGCTTTTGCGGTCGGCGCACGGCACAAGGCAGTCCGCGTTCTACAGCGAAGCAGGCAGCACGACGTGGCAGGTCAGCGACGACGGAGGATTGAACTACGACATGGCAACGATCTTTGCCGGGTACGCGCCGCTTGGCGCAGTGCAGCGAGACGGCGGCTACAAGCTGCTCTTGTCGGACAGTGGTGGCAATCCGTTCATCGGCACACTGGACCGCACCGGGAAAGATTACCCGCCGTCCCCGATTACGGTTCCGGCAGGAGTGAAGTTGGCAGAAGGGGTGCTTTTGGGACAGGACGGCGGGGGCTTAGACTTTTTCTATTCCGGCGCGGCAGGCGTCACGCACCTGCACTCGGACGACGAGCTGATATGGAGCTAACATGAAAATTTTCGGTCACACGCGCGGGAACACGGTTTTGCGTTATGTTCGCTACTTCGAACACCAGAACGGGCGCAGTTTGTCGGCTTTGACGTGCCGGGGCTTTGCAGGCGGCGGCACGATTATCCTGCGCCCGTTCTGGTGTTCGAAGTAGCGATTCTGCGCTGGCTGGACAGCGGCAAGAACTACCGACCAGAGTTTCGCGCTAGAACCTACCGGGTCAAGCTATGACAACTCCGCGCGGCGCTTACTGCCGGGTGCTGACCGCTCAGGCGTATGCCCAAAACGGCGGCGCACCCGGCAACGAGTGCTTGGACATTCTCAGCCAAAGCCGCGCCGCGCATACGGGACTTTCTAATGCGGCGTTCTGGGCGCAGGCGACGCTGTCTTTGTATACGCCGATGCCGGAGTTCCACGCGGCGCACTGCCTTCTTGCGGACACGGCGGCGGGCAAGTACCCCGTGTCGGACACGTCCGGGTCGTCTCTGCCGACGGTCAAGTGGAGCCGGGTATCGGGCAGCGTCAACGCGCAATCGTGCCTGCCGGACGGAAGCCCGGCGGTGCATGAGATCAAGATACTCGACAGTGACCCGGCGGGCAGGCAGTCCGGCCTGCCGTGGGCGTTCCAAACGGTTGACCTCGGCGAGTGGAAGAACGATGCAGATGCGGCAGGCGGCGGCAGCTTCGGCAAGAACCGGGGTATCGGCGTCACGGTAAAGCTGGGTTCTTCGGACACGGACGACACAGGCGATACTTCTGCCGATGGGCCGCCCGTGACGCCGCCGGCCACGGCGTCCGACGGGTCTTCCCCCGGCGACGTGCGCGTGACGGTGGGCAATATCTGGTCGGTGCTGTTTCCGGCGGGCAGCGACCCGGTGTTCGAGCAGCGGTTTCCGCACCGGGACGAGGATGGAACAGCCCATGAATGGGTGCGGCTTCACACCTTTGCCGGGGCGCAGCCTTTGTCGTCTGACGCGGGCGGGGCAAAGTTTTTGGTGACGTTTTTTATCATCGCCGGGCGGCTGCTGGTGAACTGCGGCGGCAGAAGCCTTGCCGCTGACGCCTTTGTCTATTACGCGCCTGACCCGTCAAAGTCCGGCAACGGAACGCAGTATAAGACTCTGACGATTGCCTCTGCGCCGGTGCGGGTGACAGGGCGGGCCGGGGGCGGGCCGCGCTGGATCGGGTTGCGGCGCATTGTCTGGGGGACAGCCAGGATGCAGAATGCCCTGCGCCTGCAAGACGCGACGGTTGCCCCGGCGTCTTTTCCCGGCCCACCGACCGCCGGGGAGTTTGTTGCCGTGCGGTATGCGCCTGCGCTCGGCGGAGACGTGACCGTGACCGGGCAATGCACATCGCCGACGCTAATGACCTACACGGCGGTTCTCACCAGCAGCCCTGGCGGGCAGGAGCCGTCAGGATTAAAGCAGGTTTTCTTTCATTCGCCGGGGCAGGATGCCGGCGGCAATAATTCACCGGTGGACTACGGCGGGGCGGTGACGCATTACCGCCTGCATCTGCCGGAGCCGAACTTTTCCGGCACGGGAACGCTGTTTGGCAGCCGCTCCTACTGCGAAGTGACGTTTGATAGCTATGAACTGGACAAACTGGCGGCAGCGGCGGGAAGCGTCTGGCAACGGGATTTAGCGGCGTATGCCCCGGCGACGTTTGTGACAGGCAGCTACTTGGGGGATTCGGTAGGAAACTTGACGACTGAGGAAGGGCCGCGCATCCTCGGCTACTGGGAAAAGCCTTCCTTTGAGGCGCGGGGCTTTAACGACAACTCGCTGACGCTCACGCTCTCCGATGCGTCCATTCTGCTCCACGAACCGGCGGCTATCATTGACACGTCGTTTCGGCCACTGGATTTACTTTTTCCGGCAGGCGCGGACACGGTGTACGGCTACCACGGGGTGCAGTATATTCTGGGCAAGTGCATTTCGCAGGCGGCGGCGCAAGCCCTGAAGGTTTTTATGCCGCAAGACTGGTACTCGCTGACGGCGCTGAAAGTGTCCGCGCTGGTCAACGGAGAGGTTCCCACCAATGATTTGCCCTTGTTTGCGCCGCCTTACGGCAAGTCTGCCGACGAGTGGCTGGCGGACATTCAGGCGTTTGACTTTGCCGCGTTCTACTGGGCTGGAGAGACGGCGGTGTACGGGCAGTATGACCTCATTGTGGCGGGCCTGCCGGCGCACGACGCTTACACGGGCCAGGACAGCGGTACAGGCCTGCCGTCCGCCATGCCGCTTTCGGACACGCAGCTTACTTGGATCGTGGAAAAGGCCGGGAACACGTTTGACACGGCAAAAGACTTCAACGACTTTTTGTTGCAAGGCCGGCCTCCCGGCGCAGGCGACGCTTCCACGCAGCTTGGTGTCCCGCCGGTGCAGGCGCGGGCGCGGGACGCGGTTCGCATCTCGCAGTCGTGGCAGCGAACGAAGCTGATTTCGGGGGCCATGTTCTATGACCCGGACGTAGCAGGCCAGCTTGTGCAGACTGCCAAGCGCTTGTCTGCCGGAGCAAAGGCGGCAGAGCGGTACGAGGCGACTTCGCCATTCCCGCACCCCGCGCTTTTCTGGGGTCATAAGCTGACGTTCCACGGGGGGCAAGCGGCGAACCTGGACGGCAAAACGCTTCGCATCGTAGACCTCGTGGAAGAAGGCAACGGCAACTCCAAAGCCACCACAACCTTGAAGCTGGTGGAAGTTATCTAGATTGAAGCTGGTGGAAGTTATCTAGGATTATTGCTTGGAGGATTTATGGCAGACGACACGAGCGGCATTCAACTGATTGGGAACACGCGGGAGCGAAGCCTTCGGACTTCGCTTGTGGAGAATGCCCGGCTTGGCGGGGACTACGCGGCGCGGCAGGACGGCAACACGGGAACGGATACAGGTGACGGAAACGGCTACTGGAACGGAACTGCCTACGTTTCCTACTTCCAGTTCGGCGTGTCTCAGTTCGGCGACGGCAGCGTGTTCAAGTAGAGGAGATTCTACGGAGCCGTTGACAGAGTATCCCGCGTGGGTGTGCGGCGAGTGCGCGGAGGAAGCCGGGGGACGGATGCCCGAAGGACACCTGGCGACGTTCCACCACGGACGCTGCGGCGTGTGCGAAAAGAAGGCGGCGGTGACGGAACTCAGGGATTTCCGCTATCCTGCGCTGGAACGCCTGAACGCGGTCCGTGCAAAGCTGCAAAATGCGGCCCCGGCAGGCAACAAGCCGGAAGAAGTGCTGGAGACGGAATATGCCTATTAGCTTAGAGGTTGAATATGCCTACTAGCCCGCAGTCGCTCGGCCCGTTCCCCGTGTCCTACGCTCCTAACCCGTCTACCGCCGCGCTGACGCTGACTGAGGGCGGCGTAACTTACGGTCCGTATCCGGCCACAGTGAGTCAAAGCGGCGGCGTCTACGCTCTGTCGGCGTCTACATCCGACCCCGTGACCGCTGGGAATGTTTCCTTTGTGCCGGGCGACTGGCCGCCGCCGCAGACCGACCCGTCTACGTTTGCGGCGCATCCAAGCACGCTGACGGAGGACGGCTCGCTGGCTCCGTCCGTTCCCGTGCCGCCAGGCGGTTCTCTGCCGGGAAGCGGCGGCAACCTGCCGGTTCCCTACGGACTAGAAGCCGGGTACACCGCCGGGGCGTCGCCCCTTGCCTCGGACTTTGATCTGCTGTCCCTGCTCGCGCAAAACGGATTGGCCGGGGCGCTCGCGGCCATCGGCGCAGGAACCTACGGCGGAGGAACCTTCGGGCAGGCATCGGGACTGTCGCTGCCCGTTGCCGCATGGCAAGGCATTCTTCCCGCGTCGTCCACCCGCACGGGCTTTGCGGCGGGCAGTTTTGCGGGACAGACGCTTGCCCTTCCCGCCTCGTCGTCATTTGTCGTCTACGCCGCGCCGGTGGTCGCTTCTCTTGCTGGCGCGGCGGCGTATGACACGGCGGAAAGCGGACAGGCGCAGCTTACGGTGGTGACTGACGGCTCGGTCCCCGACGGCGGACTGCCGCTGTTTTCCGGCACGTCCATCGCTTCGGTGATTTCCGGCCTGACTGATTTGCGGGTGCTTGTCGGCGCGGCGGTGCTGCAGGCGATAGCGGCCATCAACGCGACGCTTGCGGCAGTAGAAGCCGCCATCGGCGCGGCGTATTTCCCGGCGCAGGGCAGCGCGGCGGCGATTCCCAATGCGGTAACATCCCGGCTGACGGCTTTAGAACAAGCCGGGCTGGGCGGGCCGACGGCGGGGCTGGTGGTCTTCTGGGGGCTTCTCGCCCGGTCTCTGACAGACCCAACGAGCCTGCCAGCCTACATCGCCGCACAAATCCCTCCGGCCCAGCCGCCGCCGACGCCTGCGCCCCTTGTCGTAGACGTGGAGTGCGTCAACACCTTGAAGTCGTTTGGCATGATTGCTGACCTCGGCTACGCGCAGGTACAGGACGGAACGCTGACCAACGCCGCGCTGATTGCAAGCCTTGCGACTGCCGTGGACGTTTATTTTTACGACCCTCGCATTCACGGACTTGACCCGACCAAGATTGACACGGTGCATACGACGCCGGGGATCATTGACCAAGTGACAGGGTGGATTGGCTGACTATGATCTACAACGCTCCCTTGAACAAGAACGCTTTGACGGTGCGCTTCGCCGTAGAACCCGGCTTCCTCAAAGGCCACTGGGTTGTAGACCGGCTGGCCCAGGAAGTAGCGCGGCAGGTTTATGCAAACAAAGTTTACCCGCCGTACCGCATTCGGTTCTGCCTGTGGTTCGCTTGCCGGGAAGACGCGGAGAGAGATGCAGCAGAAAGGAACAAAGAACTATGCCAGAAACTAGCTTAGACGAAGCGCGGGAAGCGGAACGGGTACGCCTAGAACAGACCGGGGAAGTATCGGCCCATGCCTTCAACCTCGGCTGGCAGGCGGCGTTTGAGTACACGAAAAACTGGGCGACGACTGACTGGAAGCCGATAGAGGTTTTGGAAATTGCGGATGTTCCGCCGCCTGCTCGTGAGCCGGACGAACAGGTGATGATAGGTTACGGCCTAAACTGGACGTCGATGCTGTATGCTGACCTCCCCTCATGCGAAACAAAGATGTTTATTCATCAGCACCCAAACGTCCTAGCAGTCTTAGAAAAACTGCCCGCAAAGATAGTGGAAGTGTTTGGCGAGAACTTCGCCGTTTCTCTTTGGCTAGAAGACCAGCCTGGTAATGGGCAGGCAGTTCTTTGTTGCGCTATTGGGCTTACTGGGAAGCGCTTTGAGTTGTACGGAGGATCAGCCCGCTTCTCTGTGTGGGAGAAGAACTTCCTTTTTGATGAACTGGAAAAAGAGGCGGATTACAAGATTGTAATTTTTGGCAAGACGCTCGACAATGGCCCTACCCATGACCCGTTCGGCGTGTTTTCCGGCAAACCTGACCCGGACGACCCAGGATACATTTAATGGCAGCCGTCCGCACAATCTCAAACGCGGTCTACCAAAGCCTCGCGGCGAATGACGACGGCTCCACGGCGCAGGTTCCGATGGGACTGACGCTGAACTTCTTCGGCACGTCGTACACAAAAACTTGGGTCAATAACAATGGAAATTGTTCATTCGCGTCTGCCAACGGCGTCTACACGCCCTACACGCTGACGGCGGCGCTCGCCAATCCAATCATCAGTCCTTTGCTCTGCGACGTTGACACGAGAGCGCAAGGCTCCCCGCTGGTGCAGTACGGAACAGGCGTGATGGCGGCAGGAGCAAACACCGGGCGTCCTGTCTTCATCGTCAACTGGCTGGCGGTCGGGTACTACGCGGAGAAGATGGACAAGCGCAACTCGTTCCAGCTTCTCCTGATAGACCGCTCGGACATCGCGCCGGGCGACTGCGACTTGGAGTTTAATTACGGCGACGGCACTTACGGCGTCGGGTGGGAGACCGGGGAGGCATCGGGCGGCAGGGGCGGGCTGGGAGGCGTGAGCGCGGCAGCGGGATATTCCGGCGGCAGCGGGCAGTACGGCACATTTTTGGAGTTTCCCGGCTCGCGCATTCCCGGCAGCTTCCTGAATAACAGTTTTCAGACGGGGCTGATTCACAACACAGGCTCCCCGGACGGCATCAAAGGGCGTTACCTGTTTCCGATTCGCGGCGGCATTCCCGCCCCGCCGCCGCTTCCGCCCCCTGCGCCCGGCCCGGTCAACCTCATTCCGCCGACGTTCCCAACGGGCGATTTGTCGGGC